TGGTGCCTGAGACTCCTGCCGTACCTGTGGTGCCCGAGACGCCCGCTGTGCCTGTGGTTCCCGAGACTCCTGCTGTACCTGTTGAGACTCCTGCTGTACCTGTTGAGACGCCTGCTGTCCCTGTGGTACCTGAGACTCCCCCGCCTCTTGTTCCCCCAATAACACCCTCTGAAATACCGTCTCCCCTACCTCCCGTTTCAGAGACTCCGGGTCCGAACGAATGGCTGAATGCAAATAAGGGAAAACGAGTCGTTCGTGTACAACCCTTCTATCCACCGCCTCTCCCAGAGAGTCCCGTTATCGGAGAACTAACCGAACAAAATGCAGAAGCGAAGATTAATGAAATTGTAGACTACCTTTTGAAACTGAAAGCTACCAGTCCGCAATTAGCAAATAGTGAAATGATAAGCCTACTCAATCAATATACGAGTGCAATTGAGAAAGCAAACTTAGAACCGCAAGTTCAATCTAGGATCATCGCTATTGCACGAAACAAGATCAACGGTGCGTCTCTACGCAGGAGGACACAGCTGAATCTCCAGTAATCCAGACAGACCAAGTCGGACAACAGACACGTAGTCTATCTGGATACACTCGAAGAAGACGATAAATCATAAGTTGATCAGCCCGCGAGACATCCTTGAGACACAAGGTTGTCTTGCCGGTTTTGTATTTCAAAACATTACGAATCGAATCTATCTCCATTAAGGTGAACTAGAGAGACTCTTCGTAAAGGGATTATTGCGATAGGCCTCCAGAATATCTCCGCCATTGCGCTCCATATTGACATCCTGCTTCAGGGGGATGTTGTAGCGAACGGATCCCATCTGGGCACCATGTGCAGGAGTGGCAGCAAACAGCGGTGCCTCGAATCCACGGGTATTATTGAGAACCGTCTCGTCCTTATGGACAGCCACGTTGTACGACTGTTGACCGGCAGGGATACCGCCGATCTGAGAGCTTCCAGGGTTCGCACGGCCCTCGGCAGTCAACTTCATGAACTCTTCGTAGGGCTCGGTGAACGCACGAATGTAGGATGAAAAGCCTCCCGCCGCCGCCTGTGCCGCCGAGTTGTAGTAAACAGAGGTTGTCTCACGAGACTGCTCCTTCATCAGAACCTCCGGATAGATAGCACCGGCAACCTGCTGGCCCACTGCGGTATTGACACGATCCATGCCAGTGATACCAAAGCGATCGGGGCGGTTCTTCTTTACAGGAGCCTGAAGACCGGGCTGAGTGATAGGCGCAGCACCCGGTACCACGACACCATCATATGTTAGCTTCTGCTTGTTAGCCACGCGGATCTCATCGGTCGTCTTAGGAAGGGTGTACTCCTGCAGTGCTGTGAACTGCTGATAGCCTCCAGACGGGAGATTGGTGTATCCGTCGTTAACACCGGGGCCAACTTGGGTCTGCTCAATTGGAAACACATTTGCCATGCGCATCGAGCTGACCATTCGAGCCTGCATGAAGTCTGACTCATTCTGCATTCCGAAAGGTTGACCGGTAGCAGACTCGGGCTTGAAGAAAGCAGGAGCTTCCTCCTTATGGAAGAACGTTGATGCTCCCTGTCCGGTAAACGCATCAAGCATTCCGTCGGTTGCACCAGAGTACATCGACTGAGTGACTCGGGCACCAAAACTAGGCACCATGTTATTATGGCCAGTCTGTGCAACCTCGTTTACAACAGTATCGTTGTCTTGCGACGTTGGCATAGGAGACACAAATGTCTCGCGAGGATTCTTGCTTAGAAGTCCGGTGGGTGAGTCAGAAGCAATAATGTATCCAAGTGCTGCTAAACTCAGGAGTAGAGCAACCTCAATCATACTTTGTTCTTGGGATCAGAATTTACTGACGAGTCTGATGCGACTGGCGGGTTTGCTCGCGAACTACAAAGTTCTCAACCGCATGTTGTTGGCGAGGAACAATAGGATGCACTAGAAAGTGGGTATTCTCACGTTCTCGCATAGGAGGGACCGAAACTTCAGTCTTTCCAACAGGAGACTTTCCTTTGATAGTGGGATTCAACCAGTAATCCATTACAAATTCTAGATACTTTAAGCTGTGGGAACTCCTGCTGCGGTTCCCGCAGGAGAACCACTGGGGGCGTTCGCAGTTGTTGTAGACGTAGCAGGAACGCCCACCGTTGTGCCGGCACTAACTATACTAGGAGCAGGCATTGTCCCGCCAGCTGAATCTGCCAGTCCTCCAATATTTTGTGCAAACTGGCTTCCATAGGAAGAGGACCAGGTTGTGCGGTTAAAGGGGTTCAGAAAGAAGTCCTTCAGACGAGCCTTGAAACTCGCAACACGATCATTGAATGCCTTCATATCTGTCCCTGGAAGAGGAGTCGGTAAAATTGCAGTCCCGTTAGGCTTCACACCGTAGCAGTTCACTCCAAACTTTAGAGAGGGATCAAAATACCCACCATTCACACCCGGGCGACCACACGCGGTGCGCTTGTTGGGATCAACCTCCCTTTGAAGACGCTCCCATGTGGAGTGCTGTGTCGGATAGAGAGCCATGCCTCCTGCCGACCAACCATATCCACACCACTCTCCTCCATTTGAAAATGCAGATTCTACTTGTTCCTGAGTAGCCAGATCTGCACCATATGCGGCACAAACTGCAGGAGCGTCATCATATGTAAACTCGTCATCTCCAACATGGTATACCTCCTTTCCACGAAGAGGGGCCAATGTCTGTTGAGCAGATGCAGGAGCAGGAGCAGGAGCCGTTATATCCCAAACACTCACACCTACCTCATTTCCACGGACTGTTACACTCACAAACCCATAGTATACCAAAACAGTATACGCAATTACTATGAGTGACACTACAACTCCGGCAGCAAGAATAGACCCGGTCATGAGGGTTACCAGAATGGTTACGACCATGAGAGTTCCAATTGCGATTGCAGATGCTAATGCTACAGAAACCATCTCTTATTCACATGCTACGAATTAAGTCCGCGCATAGAACAGCAGGCGCATCGTGTTTGCGATCGGAAAGCTGTCAGAGCTGTGCTTCTGAACACTTTCGTCATTCAGAGTGTGCCATGGTTTGCCGGGAGGCATATCCCTTCCAATTGTCCACCAGTGACCACCGTTGAAACATACAACTGCGAACAGTGCGTACCGCTCCTTGTTCAGCACAAGCAAACTCGGATACTGAAAGGACTGCTTAAGATTGCGACGGTGAAACACTAGAACGCTTGGAAGCTCGTCAAGTAGATACTGTTGGGTGCACCCCGTCTTCGAGCACTTTTCACACTTCCAGCTTTCATCCGAGTACATGCGAACAGAGTGCTGAATGCTGTCGGAAAGGGTATTGCAGGAGATGTCAGGAGCCAACGGGAACTCTAGAGTAGTGTCTTTGACAATATTTACGTAGTCACAGTTCTTGCAAGAGATGCGGATTCCGAATCCAAAGCGAAGCAACTTATCTAGCCATGGCATCTTGTCACACAGATGGAGCAATAGCTCGTGGCTATCTGCAATACCTAACCCCGCAGGAAGGTCTGGAGTCCGCGCCGCCTCGTAGAACTCTTGGAGACCCTCGCCATGCGTTGTCCAAATTTTTCCGATAGACACATCGATCTTGTTTTCTGAATCTGCTTCGAGAGCGTCGTAACGCTGTTGCACTTGGGGGATTCTATAGATTGCTTGAAGTGTAGCGTTAACCCAGCACGATCCTCGAATATTTCTTAGACCGAACATCCTTATATTTAACGGTAGAACTTGCTAAAGTCACCTAAGAACGGAACCGGTTCCGTTTTTGTTGTATTGTCCATGGTCACCTTTGCAATGGGTCGATAGTCGGAGGCAGTTGCAATAACAGATAGATCTCCGGGGCCTACCTGGTCTGGCTTTTTTGCATAAATAGCCTGTATGGGAGTTTCACCAACAATGGGTGGGGCAGTTGTACCGTAGGGGTCCTTCGGGTCATTCTTGGTAGGGCCCTGTACCGACCCCGGGAATACTAGATTCGCAACCCCGGATCCCGTTACAGCTCCAGGCACAGTAGACTCTGGGCCAATAAGGCCCGGACTCTCTGAATAAGGATTCTCCGAAGGCCTCGGCATCTTAGCACCGGGTCCATAAAGACTAGGAATCATTCCACTTGTGAGTTCAGATGAAGGCGGTAGATCCTTGCCAAACTTCTGCTTTGGGATTCGAGGACCATATATCTCATTTGTATGCGTAACAACCCCAGCCATAGTACTCATATGCTCGACAGTTCTACTGAGTTTAGGAAGATAAGGATTTGGCTTATTACCGGGAACACTCTGAACAGTATCCTGCGCATATGCCTCGGGATTCCACGTATATGCAGTAGCGTCACCCCCTCGATTCAGTGAAAAACGCTGACTCATCACTTTACTTTTAGGCATGACAGGATCTTTATCGAAAGTTTCGTACTCGGCCGGTTTAGCATTGTCAGCAACAGGCTCTGCCGCCATCTCCGGTTGAAGCTTTGTTTTGTCTGGTTTGAACTTTGCGCTCTGTTTCTCGGGAGGCATATCCTTGAATACCAATGGAAGTATCTTTGCAAGAGCCTCTTTATCCTCACCTCGAATAGACTGGTTTGCCAAATATGATATTGCTTCGTCCTTTGTTGGGCGGTGGGGGTCATACAGGTATATCGTGTTGTAAAAGTCTTTGACGATTGCTACATACGTTGCGAGATTCGCACCAGGAGCAGCCATTGATACCAGAAGGGGATCGTCTGTAGCGGGAACCTCAAATTGCTCCCGAGTCTGCCATAGGAGGGCTAACAAAACCAGGATCACAATCACCCACATTACTACTCAATCTGAAAATGAAACTGGTGAGTTCTAGTATCAAACCACGCACAGGATGTTTCGCCCAGACGTCACACCTCACAAGACGCAGTTTCATCAGGCAATGATTGTGAAGCGTAATCAGATACTTGCTATCGCTCATAATTCTGTGGGATCACGATCCCGCGGTGCTGGGTACACTGATCGAATGATTCACGCAGAACGTGCAGTTGTGAAACGTCTAGGTGATATTTCACAACTACGCGGAGCAACTCTCTATGTATGCCGTTTCAACAAACAGGGAAATCTGCAAAACTCAGAACCCTGTCATGACTGCCACATCTTCCTTGAAAAGTGCATTAAGGAATACGGTCTTCGAAAGGTTATTTACTCTTCCGATCTCTCGCAAAATCTAGATCGTATAATCCCCTAGTGATCGCCGCTTCAGTAGGTTTCACACCCTCCCATGTACTAGACATGGCGTCATATTTTGCCTGGGTTACAGGATCCCGAGCGGCAAACTCTTTGAATCCCGTCTCGACCAGAGTAGTTCCAGCAGGATACTTAATATCAAGACAACCCACGCTCTTTACGTAGTCTTCGTAGGAGGCCAGGTTCTTAAAGGTTCCAAGATTCGCCCCGGACCGCTTGTCTCGTGCGATATACTGTTTTGACATGTTGTCATACTCCATGCCGACTGGACAAGACATTTGTTGTATACCTACAAAATGGCTCTCCAGAATCCACATACCGTCTTCTTTTTCATGATAGGATGCCCCCACTGTGATCGTGCTCGTCCTATTTGGGATTCGATCAAGTCCGAGATCCCCGACAATGTCATGGAGATAGAGTCAGCGAATGTTCCTGCCGAAATGCGTTCACGCGTCCAGGGATTTCCCAGGTTCGAGCGAACAAATGAAAAGGGCATTCTTATTGTAGAAGTCGAGGGTGCACCAAAGAATGCAGATGATCTACGTAAGAAGCTAAAACTTCGGAAGAAGGGAGGAAGACGACGCACTCGACACTATAGAACCCGACGGGCGACTCAGCGTAGGCTTCGCTAGTTCGTCAACGGTGCCCTTTGCAGCAACATACGTCTCCGAAAGAATCTTATGATTTGCAGAACCGCCCTTGTTGATAAACTTTAGGAGACCAGCATGATCATCTTCAGGAACGGAGTGAAAATTCCTCTGACCCTGAATGAGATCATATGCATCTGTGGTATCCATATACATATTTGAGGTCTGTGCAAATGCAGTGTTAACCTGTTCGCGAACACTAGGAGAGGTTATGTCTGCTGCGCGAGGACGTTCCGGATTGTCCATGATATCAGTGAGAGGCGCGTTCATAAAGGGGTTATCTACTGCCGGCATAGTGCGCTCAGGCCCCATATGAGAGGAAACAAACGCCTCACGCATACGGGTTGTCTCAGGAAAGATACGATACAACACAACAGTCATCACGGCCATCAGAGGAATCGCAGCAAGATACGCAGGAACCCCCGTCGTAGCAAGTAGAATCACACTAAAGTAAACAGTGAATCGCAGAACTGCATTCAACGCAGCAGGAACGGGCATATCGGGTGTTGGTACAAATCGTGTCCATGTACTGGACGTGAACAAACTTGCAGGATCATTGAACCAGAAAGTCTCGCTCATCTCTTATTAGAGCCTTCCGACATTTTGTCACGCTGTTTCTTCTGGAGACGTGCGATCATACGCTGACGACGTGCCTCCGGACTATTTCCCATGTAGACTTCTGCAGGAACGGATGCCCCATCTCCCCCGCCAAACATCTGCTCGTTGATAAACTTACCAAATGAGACCTGTAGGAGGGCGCGAATCCGTTCAACATCCCGCTGAATCTCCTCCTGCTTGAACTTTCCACTGCGAATACGAGAATCCAGCCCCTTCTGTACTGCTCCAACCAACTTCTGTACAAGAGGACTGTCCGGCTTGGACAAGCACTCGATCAATGACTCGGGATTCTCGGGGTCAATACCTAGCTCAACAAGGTCTAGCTCAGCAACAACCTCCTGCAGGAGAGCAACCAGGCGAGTCTCCAATACAGCATCCAGAATTGCCTTCAGCTGACCAGGTGTGCTCTTGTCCTCCAGAATCTTGTCAATCTCAGCACTCTCCTTTCCAGATGAACTCCACCAGGACTTTACAGTATCCATAAGCTTATCCATCTTGGACATCGGGTCTCCATCTGCAAATCCAAATACCACAGACATCTGAATATTCTTCCAGAGTGCCAGCTTCTGGTCATCCTTGAGATCTCCCCAGAACTCCGAGAAGTTCACTCCAGGGATGCACTCGCGGGGCTCCTTGAAGAATGACTCGTCCTTCTGAAGAATCAGCCATCCATGGGGCATCATAGTGGTCTCCCAATGAGCCAACCATGCCTTGTCGTACCGGGGAAATTCGCGGTCTGGGAGTACCGACCTCAGACTGCGAACATAATCCTTTCCAAACTTCTCGGGGTCCATTTGGTGTTCTTAACGAGTAAATATGTAAGTCGCAAACGCTTAAGAACCCTGGGCGCGGTTTCCGCCACGAGATCCCATAATCTGAGCCTCGGCATCGCTCACACAGACACAACCGCCACCCGTGGAATACACAGACGGACAGCAGTCTGCGCTAACCTTATTCTTTGCAAGGAAGAACAGCTGTGTGTCATCTGCCATGTCATAGGGCTTCTGCGAGATAGGCTTGGCCTCGCTTCCTAGGAGACTAGACGTTCCATCGTAAGGAAGAGCCGGTTGAGAAAAATCAACAGGCATTCCCACTGACTTCTGGGAGAAGTGCTCCTTCTGGGTAAAGCGAACCAACAGACCTGCTACCAGAGCTGCCAAAAATGCTCCAACTATAACTGATGTATGTTGCATCTCTTTACATCAGAAGGTAGAAAAACCTCCAGACGCTGCAAAAAGTGACAGAAGCGTAAGCCCTAGGACAAGAGGAACAAAGGTAAAGATAACAACTGCGATACCAATTGCTATCGTTGCGTATATAAAGCCTCTCAAAATAGAGACCGCGAGAGTCCAGAATGCTTTCAGTGACAGAAACATCGTGTATGACATCAGCATTCCAATGTATCCAGTCCCTGCCATACGACTGATCATATCCCGGATCTTACCAAGCGACTGTGACATAGTAGAAATAAGGGTAGTAAGCTTTCCCATAGTCATGGTTACCATAGTCATAATGACACCGGCGAGTTTCGCTCGAAGGCTTCGAAATATATTCAATTTTCCAACAATCGCACGCATCGTCTCCATGAAGGAATCTACGTAAACCTGAATGCTGTCCATGGGCACCTTCAGCACCTGTTTGGATAGCAACCCCATGCACTGGTTGAAATTCATGGATGCAGACACCTCTGGCTGAACTAAGCCTGCAAAGGGCATATACACTGGATTGCACCGGTATGCCGGCCACTTCTGTTTAATCTCATCGAAATCGTGAAAGAACTTTCCAAGCATCATGCCGACTAATGCAACAAGAGGTGCGAGAAAGAAGATTACGAGATCGATGGTCGCTGCCATTACGTTCAATACACGAGAACTTCCCAGGTACCCCCACGCTTTCGAAGTCCTGCAATTCCCAGATAGTCAAATGTAGACATATCTCCTAGCTTTATGGTCGATAGTGGGTTTTCGTGAGACTCAAACTCAAAGTCACGGAACTTCTGACCGCCAACTGTCATGAACCCAGTATCTGTATCAAGACACATCAGGATGTTCCGCTTCTCCGAAGTAAAGATGGCATCAGGATGTTCATCAACACGAACCCCATCCTCAAGACGGTGACTTCCGGTTACCAAAATATCCCTCATTCGGAATAATTGTACGTCATTCCCAGTAACAACATAGAGGCCCGTTACCGTATCGCCACCCTCCATAACGTCTCCTATTTCTACATCTGATATGCCAAGTACAGTTCCGTCTGCCATCTTGATCCGTGTCTCGGGTGCAAAACACAGAAAGCTGATGGTCTTTCCAATGGGGCCATTTAACACAGACTTCCCCGATGAAATACCAGTGTTCATAATGTTGAGCATCGAGTACATCACAGCAGATACGCGAAGAAATACAGTACGAATGCGAATCATCAGATACTGCATCGACGCGATAGTATTCGCCAACTTTCCAAAGATCATCGTTACGATACCCAGGAAGGCTGTGCGAATTCCGTTGAACATTGCGCGCATACTGTTCAGCGAATCGGCAATGCTACTAAACATCTCCAGAAAGGTGCTAAATAGACGATTTATAGGATCGAATATGAACCCAGCGTAATCCTGAAAGGACCTTGTTGTGCACCGCATGAAGTTTCCAGCAGTATCAACTCCCACAAGACTTGCAAATGGCATATACACTGGATTACACCGGTACTGTACCCAGTTTTTCTTGATCTCATCTAGGCTAGAAAGGATAAATGTGTAGCAGACCGCCAAAAGAGCAACAAACGTAGCCACTGCTACGACGATCAGGTCCATTGTCTTGGAAAACGGATTTTATGCCACACACGATCACGATGGCACACTATGGAATCCATGACTATCATCGAACTCAAGAAACTTGCAAAGGAGCGCCGTATCAAGCAATATTACATCATGCGCCGTGCCCAGCTTATCCAAATCCTCTCCCTCTCGGAACTACCGAAGTATCTCGTCCTTGAAAAGAAAACCATCATTGATCTCCGCGAGGAGGCGAAGCAAAAGGGAATGCGGGGGTTCTGGAGGATGTCTCGAGCAGAGATTCTTGAGCTCCTATACCCGGATTCGCCAAAGAGTTATGAGAACAACAGCCAAGCACCCAAGCATGACCATCCAGATAGCCATGATTCCAAAGATGTAGGGGTAGAGGTATCTGAAGATCCTCTGGAGAATCGGTCGTAGAATATGCGCCTCGATGGCCGCCTGAGTTTCTGAAGAAGAAATCCACGTTAGGATGTCTTGAAAAACTGGGTGCACATTTTTCATCTCCGAAATTTGTCTGTGAGTGGATATAAACACCGCGATGTCCAAACCCATCTATCGCGTTGCAATTGTAGTCGCTGGAGTCGTAGCATTGGCTCTTGTTCTGAATACGTATTCATCCGCCAAGGCACTCGTGAAGGATGGTATGGAGGCTGGTGGTCTTGGACTGACGGGCCCTCTCTCTGATGCCGGTCCGTCTATGGGGGCTCCCCATGCGTCTGGTGGTAACCAGGTGTCTGTCGATGGTATGCAGGGTCGCCACCCTGCTAGCTCCCAGACCTACTCGGAGACCACGCTCTCGTCCAGCGAGCTTCTTCCTAGCGGTCAGATCGGTGCCACGGACGGTGTCGGCGCTGCCTCTGCTGCGGATCTTTCCGGCCAGAACTTCCTCCAGGCGGGGTACCACTCGAACATTAATATTGCCGGTGTCTCCCAGACGAACCGTAACGCCTCCTGGGATCTTCGGACGGAGAACCCCAACCCCCAGGCGCAGGTCGGTCCCTTCCTGCAGACGACCATCTCACCCAATCCCTTCCACCGGACGCAGGATGGTTTGGCGGCGTAATTCCTGGTAATCACATAATATGATACCTGCAGCAATTGTTGGCTCGGGGCTAGCCCTCGCATACATATGGAAATCAGGACCTTCAAATACGACGCGGGTACGCGCAGCATTTGACGACCGAGAGTATCAAGTACAAGAACTTCCAGATAAACAGGATGCAGCAGAACTCTTAGCGCGTCTTCGAGGAAATCTAATGAAGCTTCGAGATGACTACAGTAAAAGTGAAGGATCCATGGCAGATCCTCCGATTCGCAGGTTTGTAGAGAGGTTCAACCCAGAGTCCATGATTGAGAATGACATGGGTTCGGATTCAACAGCATATTCAGAAAACAAGGGAGACGTTATTGTCGTGTGTCTCCGCGATAAGACACAACCTCCCAAGTTTCCCCTGGTTGACTCAAATACTCTAATGTTCGTGCTTTTGCATGAGATGGCTCATCTAATGACCGAAAGTATAGGTCATACTCCAGAGTTCTGGAATAACTTTCGCAAGATTCTTCAGGATGGAATACGTGTTGGGATATACACTCAGAAAAACTATGCAAAGTCTCCAGTACCGTATTGCGGAATGACCATAACGGATTCTCCACTATAGGTAATATGTCGGCCGTCGAAACGTCTATAGTATACGATGGTCGGAACTATCCGATATCATTCGCCTCAGATGACTCTATTGATATCGTCCGGCAACGAATTGGAGGAGTACTCGATAGGTATCCTGATCGACTATTCATTCAAGTTGAAGTTGATATTCCTAAACGTTATTATGAAGATCCACGTCGGTGGGAAGCAATGTTCTACCGTATCGCACACAGTGGAAACACTGCATCTGGTAAACTCTTGGGTGTCTGGACATCTGGAAAGTTGACCATTGGAGTAAATCGGGATGACTGGGATGGGTCTGGAATGCGCGAGTGGAGATCGCGAACATCTGATCGTTTCATCCTTGGAGTAGCCGAGTCGCAAAGTCTTGTCCTACCAATTCCTCCCGATGCAGAAGTAGCAGGGGCTGTTCCTCCTGCAAGGATTCCTTTAGCAGACATGACTCGTATCTTTTCATCTGTGCATCCCCATCCGGTGACACGTTTCCACGTTACGGAGATAACCGACTCAGATTCTGCAATAAAGAGTGTATACGCTCCAAGTCTGCGTGTTGGAACACCCGATCGTATTCCGCTGGAATCCATAAACTCGCTTCAGAAGCAATTTGATCACTGGAAGAAACTACAAGGTCTTACATCTCCTGCTCCGGACCACGTTAACATAACTCGAGCTCGTTGGAATGTACCGTGGGTTCGAACGGAATGGCCGGATGCTGTCCGAGCGCGTTTTGAAGAGATCATGTACGGTATGACTGTTTCGGAGGATACTCCCTACATAGGACTCTTTATGAATCGCGAGTACAGTATGCAACACAAGTTCTGGGCAGTTGATCGGACTCCGAAGCTCGATCTTTCCATGTGGGGAGCCTGGTTGCAGACAACTCGTCCTCAGCGGAACCGCCCAACGCTCCTTCTCTACCGGGGGAAGGATCGTTCCAACTTCGATCGACTTGCAATAACAACTGCCGGTATAACTGCTACGGCATACCATTCAGGACGTGTTTCTCTCGAGCGTATTCAGAAGGATCTTCTGGCATGGATTAAGACTCTAGATGCTCTTGCTCCCTTCATCGACCAGGATGATCTACAGGAATGGGAACTACAAGATATCTCTGCAGAACTCACCTACAAATCCGAGTTCGACGCAAACCTTCTCCGTCTCCCATGCGTATCATCAATCTTCGTTCAGTCCCATCCAGTATACCGCCTGCTCCGTGCAGACAAGACGGATCGCAGTCTATCTGATGTAGATGTAGGTATTCTCCATAGTTTGCGACGCAATATCGCTATGACTCCAGAAGAACTTTCTACTACCCTCAATATTTCAGTGGATGAAGCTGGAAGGAAGTTAGATGATATTCGAGAGCGTGTTGAGCAGGATCCTTCCATCATGACACAGGAGTTGGATGTTATGCCAAAGATTGAGTTTACGGGAACCAAGGTCATCCTACAACATGCTATTGATCTCGACCGTGTCGTTAAGTATACCAATATACTCCGGTATGTCTTGACAGGTAAGGGAGCAGAACTGTCAAGCGTGTGTCCTGCTCGAATGGAGGCAGTAGCTCCTGTCTCGGCACTCGCTCCTACTCTTGCAAAGACAGACGAACCCGAAGTGGAAGTTGATGGAGACCTTGCAGACTTTCTAGACCAAATGGGATCAGCTAGGGAATCAAAGCCAGATCCACTGTTCAAGTATTATACAAATCGGCTTCGAAAGACCGACGCGGAAACGTTTGATACTCCCTACAGCAAGAAGTGTGAACCCTCTCGTCAAGTTTTGATGATGTCTGCCGCCGACCAGGAAAAGTGGAAGGACACTCCATACGATGTTAACGCATATCCTGATTCAGAGAAACTTGCAATTCCAAGTGGAGTAACAGTGTGTCCTGATTTCTGGTGTATGAAAGATGAGATACCTCTCAGAAAGGATCAGCTTGTGAACAATACATGCCCGGTATGTCGTGGTAAGATACGGGATCCCAAATCGATGGAACCTGTCAGCGAGGCTCCAGTTGTAGCCCGTGACACTCAATACAAATACCCTCGTTTCCTGGATGTACCCTCTTCGAAGAATGGTCAGCACATGCCGTGTTGTTACAAGAATGCAAAGGAGGCCCGTATTCTCGCACCCTCCGAGGGCCCGACGGATCCCTTCTACATTCTTGGAGAAATCAAGAAGCTACCACCTCTTCGCCTAGCATATCTTCCAGAAGACCTTGCTCGGCGTTTGAGGCTGAATATTGCAAACTATAAGTCAATTCGTTCCGATGGAAACCGACTCAAGGACAAGGCCACATCAGTATTCCGTGTTGGACTAGGTCGTCCCTCAAAGACACTCTCAACTATTCTGGGAATTGATATTCCTCGTCCGAGAGATTCGATCATCAAGCTCTTTCAGTGCCAGTTTGTTCGCACATGGAGAACCCCCCGAGAAGATGACGGAACCATTGCAACCCAACTTGTTCCCTATATTGCAGATGCACCTGCACGTGAGCGCATGGCCCGACTGATTTCTGGAGTTGATGCTGCATGGGAAGCAGGAGAACTTTCACAGATTCAGGAACTTGAGTATATCGCTCTTGTTACTGGAACACCGATGTATCGTATCAATGTAGACACTCAAACAGTATCCTGTGGTCTGTGGACTCAGTACTTTGCAACTGGAAAGAATGCAATTGCTCTTTTGGATACAGCGGGGTCTATTGACCTTCTTGCGTATGCAAACCACAAGGCTACCATGCAATGGAGTGCCAACCTTTATAAGGCACCGTTTCCAGAGAATACCATAAAGACTCTTCGTCAGTCAGATGGAAAGGCGTGTTCAACACCATTTCCCACGTCACAGGATGCTCTTTCGGCGGCAATGCGAATCGGAGTCGTAAAGGATACTCCGGTAGTCGTGGATCCTACTGGGTACGGCCAGGCACTTTGGGCTCCTCAGAAATACATCCTTCCGATGAAACCTGATATGGTTTTGCAGGGAAACATGCGTAGGATCGATTATGCAGATATGGGGGATGATCAGCTTCCTACCTATGAATCACAAAGGTCGGCGTTGGAAATAGCGTCCACCGTAAATCCTCAATTTGCATGGAAACGGGATATCTTTGATGTTGCAGGTCGCCGTGTAGAAATAGAGATCCTATGTGGACTCCGAGTCCCGGTTGTTCCAGAGGCTATAGAAAATGCGGAAGAACCTGCAGAAGTCATTCAAACAATCCGCAAGGGACGTGAGAGCGATCTTGTGATGGGTGAACCGAATGTAGCCGACACAAAACGCGCATCGGAGATTTCCTATACTGCAGAGGTCATAGACTTCCTGTTGTTCACTCTAGCAGGGGATCTTCAGAAAGATGAAAATGCAGAACTACGCACTGCTCTATTGAATACCGGCAAGACGCTTCGACCTGCCCTCCTAAAGTGGTACACATCAGTTGCAACAAATATGGCCGTAGATACTCCTACAAGCTTTGTGAAGAAAGTAAGGACCCCGTGTGGACAGTTTGAGAGTCAATCAAAATGCAAGGGTATCTGTGGTTGGAGAAACGGAAAGTGTATGGTTCGCATCGATTCGAAACAGGTGCAACAGCCCTCCTTTACCGAGCCCCGCAAGGAGTCGATCGTCTTCAACCGTCTATACGACGAACTTCAGAATCCCAAGAAACGCGCAGTTGTCCTTGATGGCCGTGCGTCTCCGTTCTTCAGTACCATCCTATACCTGGAGTTACCTCATGAGCGCTTTCTCACAGATGCGCAGATCAAGTGGGAAAAAACCCAGGCATCAGAGTAAATGCCCCGGTTTAACGATCTAACAACGGGGTCTGTGAATTACGGAGCAGATGTTCGTAAGCGCATTATCAACGTAGATTCTGTCTACCGCGAGAGTGCATCACTGGTCTATGATATCTCTGGTAACCCAACTGGAAACCGTGTTACGGATTTTCTGTTTCGGTTGACAACTCCTGTTCGCAATGTGTCAGAGATGAAGGTTGTAAGTGTTGAGGTCAACGGACTAGTATCTGGCCAATATGTACTCCTACAGATCAACGATGAGTCTAGCATCGAGTCAAAGGGTGGAATTCTTCCCAGCATAGGCACGACTGGAACGGTTGGAACAGAAGTGCGCGCTGTTGCAAAGATATTAACGGGACAGGGTTCTGCATTTCTTACAGAAGCAACTGGACTGATCTCATATCCCGTTTCATTCCGGAGCCCCCAGGATTTCACTGTTCTTCGTGTCAAGATTGTGAATCCTGATGGAACAGTTACCGACTCGAGTTCCGGGACCGTTTCATTTACCCTTGAGCTGACCGAGGTTGTCAACTCGTACCTTTACGAGAGTAATCGGAAGCACATCGGGTACGATCCTGCAAACGTGCGTTCGTAATTTGTGTGTCATAGACAAATGGCTGCACCCCGCCTTGCTCCAGTTGACTTCAGAGACCTGGAGAAGGGCCGTAACAAGGTACTTGACCCTCGTTCTCGGTCAAATACACCCCCTCTTGAAACCGCAGTCCCTATTCAGGACCCCCCTACAAAAACCGTAATGCAAACTGGCCTTTTCAGCCCGACTGGCATCTACGGTTCGCTTCCTCGTAATCGCGTTGGTAGCCGTCGCACTCGCAAAAAGAAGACCAAGAAGGCTGGTCGTCGTAAGTCTCGTCGCTAAACTATGAATCCGATGCGGTTATCCGTATCTAGTTCATACTTTACTCCTTCTTGAAGTGAACCTTCAGGAAGCTCTGCAGGTTCAGGTACGTCACCTCCTGCTTGTCCGTCGTGCGCAGAAGCTTCGCGAGGGCGGCGTTGGGCAGGATACGGCGCTTGAACTCCTTGTCGAAACAGCTGTGGCTCTTCACGTAGTCGGCGATGAACTTCGTCACCTCCGTCTGAGAGCGCTTGGATCCAGCGGCAACACCCATGAACGTAGCGAGCTCATCGCTGATCGGGCGCTGACGGAGGAAGGCGTTGTTCGCGCGACGGGCCTCCCAGACCGCGCGGGCCTCGGGGGAGAGCGTCGCCGGGTCAACCTTCACCTTGCGCTTGGACTCACGGGCCTCGCGCTTCACCGCCTTCGCCGTCGCAGCAACATCGGCGAGGAGAGTGCGCGTGGACGCCGTCAGGGACGCCTGGAGGGCCTTCACCTGGCTCTGGAGGCCAGTGAGGATCGCCTCAACCGAGCGAGTCTCGGGCACGGCCTCGACAACAGCGGGCGCGGCAACCGTGGGGACAACGACCTCGGCCTTGGCGGCAGGGGCCTTACGAGCCTTCTTCTCGGCGGGGGGTGCAACGGCGGCAACCGGGGTGGGGACGATCTTCTTGGCATCAGCAGGAGCAGTCTTCTTCATGTTTGACTTTACGACAGAAGCAGAAGTTGACATTTTAACGCGCGGGTATGATCCTTACCTACCGCGCCTACGTAAGCCTCTTTATTCGTTTAAAATCTGGAACCGTGCACACGCGACCATAAATACTATGTCAACAGTCTCTCTCTGCTGAATTAAGCATGACATTGTAGCACGTGCCGCATACCATCGAACAAACGTTGGATCGCCAATGGCGGTTGTGTGATTCCGGCGAACGTGGGCTAGGAGGCTATTCCTCCAGGGTTTAACGGGAACTTCAAGAACCCATCCGGCAAGAAGTTGAATCAACCTCTCCAGATAGCCGAACATTTGATTACCCGTCATTGCATACCATGTTTCGGGATGGAAGCCGTCGTAGCTATATTCCTCCATAATTTGACTAATCGTATTCAGCCGGAATGACATCAGATTCTGCCCGACTATCGGAGCATGAGAAAACGGTAGGGAGTATCTGACTCTATAAATGTAAATCCATCGCAACCGTCTTCTCGCCTCAATAGGAAATTCGGTTCGAGAATATGGATTAGTAGGATGAAGTTCTGCTCCGAACAGCTGAAGTATACTTGGAACTGACATCCACCAAACCTTGTCATCCTCTTTCCAACCAAAGTACTCAAAAGGGTGTACAGACTGTTTGTCATCAAGAGTTACAAGCTCTTCATCATTGACACACACTCTCCTACATAGAACACCGGGCCCTGCGTAGTCCAACCGTTTCTTCACTAAAAATCGCCGAACCAACGATTGAAGTTTTATGACAATCTCAACATGAGTATCGGGAGGCTTCCATCGAACATGTACTAAACACTTTGAATGCCGACCACAGAAATCAGAGTTTACAAGTGCATTTAAATAGCATTGATCGGTAGCCCCTTTCTTTCTAACTGATGCGCATCTACCCATTACATAGGTAGAAGACTAGAACGCGAAACTCGGAAACGTGCGGAAAAATGGATCTTCCCCCGGTAGGCTATTGGATAGTACACACAAAATGGCAACCGTAGCTCCTATCGTCAACGTTCGCAATATCGATGCTTCCAAGGTCTCGTTCTCTGAGCCCCGTAAGAATGCTAAGGGTGGCACGTCAGTTCAGATCCGTTACGACGGTCAGAGTTTCCAGCTTCGTATCCCCAAGATGAAGTATCCTGGTGGCGTCTTCGTTCGCGAGGACGACAACACCGGCAAGGTCGACTACAAGCTGATTGGCTCGCTCGCTGGGTGCGATCCCTACAATGCTGAGCGTGCTCCTGCAGAGGCAGGTGAGTTCGGCAAGCTGTACAACTTCCTCCACGACCTGGAGGAGAAGCTCATCAACGCAGCAGTCGCAAACAGCCCCAAGTGGTTCGGCAAGACTCGCTCAGAGGCTGGCGTTCGCGACAGCTTCAAGCAGTTGCTCTCTGTCTCTTCGGAGAAGGGTCCTGATGGCAACCGCGTTCCGAACGGCAAGTATCCTCCGAGCTTCGCTGTCAAGATCCCGGTCTACGACGGTCAGGTCAAGATGCAGGTGATCGACGCGAAGGGTAACCCGGTCTACATGACGACTGACAACATCCCCGAGGTGTTCCCCAAGCGTGTTGAGGCGAATCTAGTGATCTCGCCCAGCATCTACGTAGTGAATGCCAGCTTCGGCATCAGCTGGCGCGTGGAGTACGCTCAGGTGTTCCCCACGGAGCGCACGAATGCGCGGTCGGTCTTCATGGAGGACGACGATGCTCCGGCAGAGGAGTCGGCTCCTGCAGGTAGCGCACAGGATGCATTCGCAGAGGAGGCACCTCCTCCCGAGGAGTCTAAGCCTGAGCCTCCGTCTGTCCCTGCGAGCCGTCGTAAGCGAGCTGTAGCCTAGACCAGACTACTGAGTCTGTAGGAGGCAAATATAAAATGCAGTCGTGATCTGCAAACAAAATTCTAGAAACATCGGGATACCTACGTCCCTTTTCTAGTATACACTCTGGTGTAACAACCCGCCACTTCCCATGTTTGCATAAGGTCTGAAATGCATCCACTGTCGTAATCGAATTTTCAATACAGTATTCGTAGACATGCGACGGGATACGTGTCCAAAGAGTTTCGTCTGTCGAAACCCAACCCGGTTCCTGCAGGAGACTTGCAAAGGGAGATTCGTAATACCACAAAACATGGAATATCTCATGTGAACCAATTTTGTGCTCAGCAACTCCAATTCGTTTAACATCATCATCGTAGATCCAAAAGACATCTGCATGAGAGTATCCAGGATCACGCACTCCCCTAAAAACATCTAATCCATCATAATTCCACGAATCTGCTTCTATGTCGTAATCATGGGATGCAACTCCCTGACAAAATGGGTAGAGTACTGTAGGTTCGAGCTTTGACTGCATTATGAAAACGTAACTTTGCAAGGGACCTCGTGCAAACGCAAGCTTTTTGTGGCAGCCCGGGACAGCTCGTGACGCTTACGGCGCCCAATCGGCTTCTCCGGACTTGTATCCACATTTGCATTCTCCATATCAACATGAACCTCATCATAGTGTTCATCTAGATAGTCAAGTACACCATCCTGAATCGCCCATTCAAAGAAGTTCAACTGGCCAACCGTGGTATCCATTTCAGCAAACATGATCTTCTTCCAGCGACAGAAGGGATCAAACATCTTTTTACTGTATGCCTTCAGATGGGACTTGTATGCAAGGTAGACATTCACAAACCGATCCTCCTTCTTGTAGGCAATATCATACTTCTTTGCATAATTTGTCACAAGCCAATCGAGGAGACGCAGAGATATCCGAGAATCCCCCGAAAGAATGTTCCGAACTCGTGAGAGGTTTTCTGCAACAGAGTAGAAGCGTTCAAGCCGATGAAGTACCCACTGTTCCTTTGTGCGAATAACCTCCATTTAGACTCGTCTAGTTCCCAACCGGAAAATGGGTGTTCCCCAAGCAAATGGAAAGGGGCACAATGGTATCCTTTCAAGAGTTTCTTACACTCAATAAGTGGCACGGAGTTCATGTTCGCAAACAGATGAAACGGTATGCCCATTTGGTTCGACGGATGGGAGGGTCCTACAATAAGACATATTCTGAACTTGCTCAGTCATGGAGTCGAGAGAAGGCAAGATATTGGGTCCGAGACAGATGCATTCGGAGGGTGTTGCGACTCTATGGAAACCAAGAGCAACGAACAGATGCATGGCATGCAGCGCGATCTACCATGGTAACGGCATCTGAAGTGTCTGGAGTAATTGACGGTACTCCATCTCAGCGCCACGAAGTAATGATGAGAAAGTTGCTTCCTCGTAACGATGCTGGTAGGACTCAGAACTTACGCAACCCTCTTGTATGGGGAACTGTGTTTGAGCCCATTGCAAAGCGTATCTACGAACGGGATACCAAGTGCACTATTCTTGACGTCTCGTGCGTCCGACACCCTCGAATTGAATTTCTAGGAGCATCTCCGGATGGTATTATCAATTCCGATGATCGTGAGCGTCATAACTCCCTCGTCGAAATCAAGTGTCCAATTTCCAGACCTATTGGAGGGGATATTCCTAAGGCATACTACCATCAGATGCAGACACAAATGGAGTGCATTGGTGTGGACGAGTGTGAATATGTGGAGTTTCAGTTCAAGCTGGTATACTACTCGGAATGGGTAGACTTCAAGGGAAACAAGGGCATCTTTGCACAATATGATGACGGACGTATTGAAGAGTGGACGTCCACAAGCGGTATGATCGATGAAGGAACTCTTGCATACTGGATCATGACGGGTGTCCATCGTGATCTAGTTGCTCGAGAGGAGGGATGGCTTTCAAAGCATCTTCCAGCAATTCGTGTGTTCTGGGACGAAGTTGTTCAGCACCGGTCTGCAGGTACACTTCCGGAGAAGCAGGGTATTCTGAAGCTTGATCTCTAAACAACAACACCCTTCCACTGATTAACCTGATCTTTTCCACTTATTCCTATTACGGGCCCAAACTGGACACCGCTGGGTTCAAAGTGGTTCGTCGTCTGGGCATAAGATGATTCTTCAAGTGCACGGGTTCGCATTTCCTGAGACTTGTCTACTTGGGGAATAAACCCCTCTCGTCCTGTCCACAACAGTCCCAAAACAATCAGACCGGCAACAACAAGCCACACATACGTAGGGAGTGTCTTCATTGTAAAAACGGAAGGAAAGAATCGCACACAGCTACAAGTATAATGGAGGAGAAAGCACTCGAGACTCTTCGCGCAATTCTTGGACGCCGTGGGCTTCCAACGACTACCGTGCACACCGGTGACCATACGTATACCATCGGAGATCGCATCGTAATCTTCATTCCTGGAAATAACCCCACCAAGACTGCACTGGACAAGCTATTGGACGAGCATTCCAAGAACGTTATCCTGGTTACGTCTCTACCCCCATCTGAATCTGTTCGAGCCCATATGCGAAACTATGCCGCCGATGGTGTACAGTTGTTCAACATGGTTCAACTACAGTTCGACATCATGACGCACAAGAAGTATGGATTCCCCTGCAGGATTATTACGCCAGAGCAAAAGGGAACGCTGATGCAGAATATGCGAATCACCAGCTTTCGACAGATTCCTCGTATTGGGTATGACGACCCATACTCCCTTTGGGTTGGTGCAAAGCCCGAGGATATTCTAGAGTTTGAGATTCCGTCAGACTCTGCAGGGTGGTCGAAGAAGTACCGCTACGTTGTAACAAATGTCGAAGAGGTATAATGGACGATCCGACTACCTTTAACAGTACAATACAGCAGTACGAGGATGCATATGTTCGTGTGAACATGGTTACGGCTCCTCCAAATGCCATAGATGGACCGCGTAATGCAATTTTGTCTCAGTTAGATCGTCTACAGACCATAGTAGACTCCGAGAATAGTGAAATCAAGAATTTTGCAGATACATCCAGACTGCGCCAGGCTGGGATGGTTGACACTGCGTCAGAGGCACGTGATTTGCGCACAGCTCGTCCTGCTGCAACAGACGAGTACACTCTGACGAAGAAGATTGTAGGCGATACCCCGCCGGTACCAGACTGGTCACCTCTTTACAGGCGAATTGGTATAGCGAGTGGACTTCTTATAGGAGTCCTTGGCTTACGCTTGTTACGGGTGTAGACAGCGGTGGCATTGCAGGATTAAAGAACGAGTTTTTGATAACCACTAGTATAACAAGAAGTATACCGATTCCAAGAGCTAGTATATAGGCCAGTATAGTCCAGTCGTTTCGAGTGTTTGTATACGAGTACTGGTCATGGATACTTTTTAGTACCTTTTGTTCGCCATATATCTTCCGAATACGGACAATCTCATTTTGAATTTCTACGAGCTCAGCCAGAAGCTTGTCTCGTAGAACATCAAGATTTACCTTAGACTCGGTCTGGGCTACCAACTGTACCATAGCAGATACCGTTTGGCTCATTTTCTGGTTATGTGCTACCAGAGCATCGGAGAGAACCCCCGCCTTTTCAGGGTTGGTCTCATCGATTGCACTTTTTAGCATACGATTGTATTCTAGCCTCTGATCCGAATATGTCTTCTGCAGTAGCTCCATTATCTTCAGATGGGCAAATATGTCAAGGGAATTATGTATCGCGATTCTCATAATGGACTTGTATACCAAGCTTACATCGACCATCAATGACGTATTTTCGTCTCAAATGGGTTCGGTGCAGTGGAGTACTGTTCCTGGAGAACTTGTTAAGGTATCCTCGTCTCCAGCAGGATATACATGGGGACTGAATGCTAGCAACCGTACATATGTTTGTAAAGAGCCGTGTACTGGTGGCTGGTCTGAAATAACGCCAACGTCCAATAAGATTCTGGATATTACAACCGACGATGCCAAGGTTTACGTTCTAGCAGATAATGGGGGTACCCGGGTTATATACACTGCCCCAGTTGCTGGAGGGGGTACGTGGACAACAATAGATGCTCCTGTAGACTCGACTACACTTGTGGCAACCTCAAAAGACATTCTGATGAACACTGAACGAGGCGTCTTCAAGTGTAAGACACCATGCACACTACCTTCCTGGACTCCAACTGTTACAGATACTGTAAAACTAGACGGTCCGCTTCTGGACGGAAAGAGCTCCACTATGTTTGCGAGGTATACTGCTCCAAAATCTGTAAAGCCCACATCGGCGAGTGGTAGGTATGCATATGGCGTTCTAGACGGGCGTGCTCATATTTACAAAAACGGAGATTGGCATCTGATTTCCGGTCTATCATCCTATCAAATTGCAGACGTAGCAGGAGAGATAGACGATGTTGCACTGTATGCCACGACTACAGACGGGTTGGTATTGCGCTGTGCTGATCCCTGTTCATCTGCAAAAGACGTCGTGAGGATTAGCACTGCAGGATTTGCTCCAAGCTCCGATTCCAAACAGATATCTGCAAATGCCCAGAGTAAAAAGGTATGGTTGCTATCTGGAAACACTATATACAACCGGTCTGACGTGATTCCCATGGATGTCAATACAGCGGTACTGCCTCTCGATGAACGGCGGAGTGACGTTATTCTTGACCTTGATTCCAAATACAAACGCGCGGATGCAGAGGTAAGGGTTGGAGATGAAATGGTAAAAACACAGAAGATGATTCAGGAATCCAAACCTCGGGTGTTTCCGGAAGAGGACCCCCGACTTCTCAGACGAAAGATTGATTTCATGGACATCAAGAAGTCGTTGCTTATTTTACAGATTGCATGCGGTACCGTGTTTCTAGTCCTGCTTCTTCTTCTAATTCTACCTAGCCCCTTTTCAACGATCGTATCATTTTTCGTAGGCTGTGTTGGAGCAATGCTTGTTGTATCCTTTTCCACCTCATAGCATAATGAGTGAGCGAGAGATTCGTATTCAACAGCTGTTCAGTACCATGCAATCCGCTCAGCGCAATAAGGATATTGATCCCATAGCCTATCGACGGGCTCGTATTGCATACCATCGTGAATCGGAGGGAGAGGCATGGATTGCAAGTGAGCAGGAATCACTGCGGGAGGAAGCGAAGGAGATGACTGCCATATGGAAGAATCAGTATACTGCACTTCAAGGGTTGAGAGACACTCACCGGACGAATCTAGACATCGTGCGGGGGGCTGAAGCAAAGCAAATCACAACTGGTAGCGATTTCAAGTATGCCGTTGGAGAGCTAAAGAGGCTGGTTGAGAAGGATAAGGATGCTACTATTCTTACTGAGAGGGAAGCATATCTGCGCACGATTCAGTATGGCCCCCCAAGCTGGGCAGTATACGTGCTAGATGGAATCATTGTCCTCCTTCTGGTTCTGATGATCTACATGGTATACATACGTTTCGGTGCAAGATGGACAGCAACAAGTGCTCTGATAAACTATCAAAAACTGTTTACTACTCAGAAAACTCTCGCCGCATCCCTGCGAGAACAACTGTCTTGAGACTAAGTAATACGATGTGGACTACTGTTGTAGTACTCATGCTACTACTGGTTGGACTCTATACAGTAAGCATGTGGGCGGTTACTGAAGGATTTGATAATAAGAAGGGGAAGTCGGTATCCTATTCAGATCCCGATGAGTACTATGATGACTTCTATGCATCATTTTACGATGCCCTGTTTCACACCTCCGATAAACTGAGCTACGAGCGTGCATCATTCCGCGAGATCCTGCTCGACGGGAAGGACAAGGCGAGTTTGTCGATCCTTGACCTATGTTGCGGGACGGCTCCGCATTCCTGTTGGTTTCATGAAGCAGACATAAAGTACACCGGTCTCGACAAGTCGGAAGGCATGCTTGCAAAGGCTCGTATGAACTGCCCTTCTGCAAAGTTCGTCAAAGGAGATGCTCTTCAGGCTTCGACGTTCTCACCCAAGTCGTTTACTGGCATTTTACTCCTACAGAGTTCTATCTATCAGTTTCAGAATCCTAAGGTCGTTGCCGAGAATGCATCATACTGGCTGGAGCCTGGAGGATACTGCGTAGTCCATGTGATGCATCCCAACAAGTTTGATCCTGTTCTAGAACTCGCGTCCCCGTTTGCCGCCTTCTCTCTTCAAAAGTATTCTGATACCCGAATTGTCGACAGTGAGATCTACTTTGACGACTTCAAGTATGCAAGTAGTTTCAAGAAGGATGAAAAGGATGATGATGCAACCTGGAACGAGACTATAACATTCTATGACCCCGACAAGCATAAGGGTGTAAAGTATCGCGAACATAAGCAGTCGCTCACAATGCCGTCGATAGAGCGCATTACAGACATATTCAAGAGTACCGGGTTCGTCCTGCGGGAGACCATCGACCTCGTTAGTTGCGGTAGGGAGTATCAGTATCTACTGTACTTTCAGAAGTAATGGAGATACGAGACCCTAGAAGTATACGAGATTTCCAGACAACAACATTCTCTGGACATCCACGTGCACACGTTTGCAAGGTATTGCTAAAGGCTATTGAGCTCGGACACGCAGATTACGCATGTTACTGGACGTTGGAATTGTTGTGTTCCGGGCTAGTTCATACGATATGGGGAACGCTATTTAACGGCGCCGCGTTATATGTTAACCGCGGATCTCCAAATGTCTTTTCGTATTTAGCAGAGTCTTTTGAAAAGTACATGCCACTCGAAACCGGATACTCCGTAGACAATATGGTTACAATCCGGAACCACCCCGATGTTCGCAAACTTGTATGCCAAGTAGCAGCGACAATAGCTCAGTGTCGAAAGAATAAGTTACCCTCACTACCCACTATCAAGCCGGTTCACGATTTCAACTCGGTTACGATCCATGAAAGCATTCGGGCCCCATCAACTATCTTTGGAAGAGAGATTCTACGTCAACAGGATCCATATGCACTTGCGGTTGCAACTAACGAACTGTGTTTCTCGTTGAAGGCCGATGTTCGAGATTGTGCAAAGGCTATGTATTGGATTGCATGGATGATCGCCCTTGCGCGGGAAACCAAAAAGGCTACAAAGGAGGGATTTCTGATTGCATCACGCCCCAACGAGTATGTTTCTGATGTTCACTCCCGGGATCTTGTCTGGTTGTTTTGGGAGTGCATCTTTAGACATGCGGCTCAAGCAAAGCCTCATATAGATACCCTCTTCAAGATGTACTGTCTCCGCTGGACCCCGACCTGCAGAAAGGAACGTCAGTCCCTCTTATTAGCATCCGTGGTTCTTGTTTGTGATGCACCGACTCTCGACAATACACCAGTGTCGGGCTCAACGATTCAAACGGAAGCACTTCTCGCACAGGTTCCTCAGTGGCTAGATGCAATTCAACGAACACAACAGACTTTTTCGGGACACTAATCAAACATGAAGCTTTGGGATGCTCGTAAGGTTCAAACTGCGCTTGTTGCAGCACTCACGTTCTACATTGTAAGCAGTCCCATAACGTATAGTCTAACACAGGCTATGTTTGGAGGATTTGTCTATATTGCTGATCATACTGGTTGCCCTACTGGGGTTGGTCTTTTCGTACATACCGCTGTCTTTGGTGTTGTAACATACCTGATGATGCTATCTTACTAAAATGGATATACGAAGCGTAGTATAAACCATACCAAATGGCGTTCATTCCTTCTATCTCCGCTTCCTCCGTGGCCGCTCTAATCGGCAAGAATCCGTATCGTCCCCCTTACGAGGTCATGTATGACATCCTTCGTAAGGATAGAACTATTGAGGATCGCATCAATCAGTTGCAGAACACACACCAGCGCGTTTCTCTCAACATGGTACGCCGTGTAGTGTCATCCAGTCCAGAGGTACGCCAAATCGTAAAGATGGGTATCACTGAGACCGAGACCGACGAGAACATTCCTGCTATTGTGGATCGCGCTGCAGAGGGCATTCATACTCTGGCAGTCCAGAAGTTCCCTACTATCCCCGATGATGTTCGCCGAGCGATTGTCAATGAGTGCGCGTCTGACATTCAGAAGCAGAGGGGAACTCGTAACGAGAATGCAGTTCTCAATGAGTACGAGGCATCAACGAATACTGTGGTGACTGAGCGCAACACATGTATGCGCTATGCCGCCTATGATACCTTCCGGCTCTGTGGACGCATTGACGGATATGTTGCAAGTCTGGATCGCATCGTTGATAGCAAGGAGCGCACTCGTCACTGGCCAAGTGTGCCAAAGTATGATGAGATTCAGCTTCGCGTCTATATGGAGTTGATGAAGTGTCCCGAGGCAGAGCTTGTTGAACGCTTTCCTAACAAGACCACTCGGACGACTCTCTTCAAGCGGACCCCCGAGTCTTGGAATGAGATATACTATCCGTTGGAAACTGCTGCAGCCGAGATGGCAGAAGCCGCCCAGAACGATGTTATCCTGATGCGAATCATTGAGGCCAACACGTTTAAGGATGAGACTCGTCGGATTCTATAATGCGAGTCTCTAAAAACCCCACAAGTTCATACCAAGATTTACCTCCTTCAAAGTCATCGTATGACACAACATTTTTGTGGACCGAAAAGGGCATGCTCGATACTGTAATGGGAATTCTATCAACCCATACATATATTGACGGAGAACTAGAAGTGAAACTGACTCCGTTTCGCGGAAGTGTCTCCAAGGTGTATCATTCCGAACCCGCTACAGTGACATGGTATTCTACAAAGATGTGGCGCGAAAAGACTCCTACGTCAGATGAGGTGTTTTCAGTTCTCTCATAAAAATGGATGAGAGTACCCCTAATAGATAAGAGTGCCCCCAAGATGAAGACTTACTTGCAAAATGTGTGCATTGTGGAGACGAGTGGAGATGAGACGTGGACGCATGTCCAAGAGCGACCGGTATGCCCGGTAGACATCACGTTGCCCCCGGAGTGGATCCTGGGCTATAGTGAAGACAACAGATACTACGGTGTCTTGAAGGACGGTATGATGTACAGGTGGTACTTGAATGGTGAAATCACGATGCACTCAAATGGCAGACTCTGGGCAATTTGGTACCCAAAGCCAACTCTAGAAGACATCGTACATACCCCGAACGGCAAAATGTATGTTCAGTTCCACCAAGATGGGAGCGTTGATATGAAACATCACGACAAGACGTATTTCTGGGGACCAGAGGTTCCCGGCACTCCGGTTATCGGGAGGGGCGCTTGGCAACTTGATGTAGGGTACTACTACTATTCCGGAATCTCTCCCGGGTTTATGCTTGCGTAAATACTCTGCCTTTCAAAAGCGCCACAGATAACAAATGTGGCTCGGAGAGGTCGTAACCCTTGCAGTAGGAACCCTAATCGTTTTAGTTTTGATTCATCTTGCTGTTTTTTGGGTGACTCAGAAACAGCAACCCACAGTTGTATATGTTCAGGCACCCCCGCAGGTTCCTGCTTTCGTACAACCGCAGGAGACACAGGTAGTGAATGTTCCCGCGATGGAACCCCAAGTTCAAATGCCTACAACAATGCCCGAGCTCCCCCGTCGGCATGGCGAGTAAACAAGTCCAGACGTTTGGAATCCCTGGATGGATTTCGTTGGCACCTGGACCCACAGTGCAATGGATTCCTCGCGAAGGGGTCTCTGAAGAGATTCAGGTGGTCATAGACGAAAGAATGTGTTGCTCTACATTGTTTCGTGTTGAACGTCTGTCTAAGACTCAATTTGTAATCGCAGATATGTTGTATCTGAACGGAAAGCATGTATGGGCAACTCATTCGTTTGCTCAGCGATCTGCATGGATCGCCCAGCTTCTGAATGAACTTCATACGAAGGAACTGTGTGAGTTTATTCACAAATCAGAACTCGAAAATGTAGTGGCGCGTGGATGGGAATACTACTCAAACGCTACGGGGGTGCAGGGAACCTACGTCTCGCTTCCTCCTATGGTTCCTACAAAGTGGAATCCAACCGACAACCCCGATGTGTGGAGTAACTCAGCAGGAAAAACACTTCAAGTTAGTTCCCTAGACATGCTGAAGCGTCTTCGTAAAAATCCTGTTTTGCAATCACGTACTCGGGATGGAATTACTGAAATTCTCGTATGAATACAATGCCGAAGGATACGTCTCTTACCGAGGCTCAAAAGAAGCGTATTAGCGAACGGGCAAAAGCTATGGATGTAATGAAGGAGATGGTCGAACGAGATGACAGGAGTATAATGGGTCGGGTCGATCAACGCAGTGATCCGTTTGCAACGATACGCCCTTCTCGTGTAACAGCGAAGACTGTTGCATCCAATATGAAGGACATGTCGGCTCAACTGGGACGTGTTGTGAAGCAGGAGGAGGCCGAAGCACTTCGCCAAACAATGAAGGCGGAGGGTGTAAAATTTGGAGATCTTGTAACACGTCTCGAGAAGGTGCACATTTCTGATAAAAAGGTTGGTTCGCGTCGTAAACGGAAGTCTCGAGGTGGTCGCAAGAAGAGGTCAACGCGGCGAAAACTCTAGATTATATGTAAATGCCGAAGGATACATCGCGTATGAGCGATCAACAGCAAGCGCGGTATGATAAGTTTGCAGAAATGGCGCGCCCATATCCGGATCGCCTCGCAGACAAGCGCGGTGAAGCGGAGGAGCGAGAGGCACAGCAAGTCGACGCAGAAGTGCGTGGACAGATCCGGGCTGCAAAGCAAGAATCTGAGACAGATATGGGAGGTCGGAAGCGCAGGAAGACTCGTGGTGCCAAGCGGAAGTCACGTGGCGGAAAGCGGAAGACTCGTCGTCGCGCGTAAAATGTAGAGCAGAGATAAATGTCATCTCAATGTGGTGCACGTCGTTCTCGTGGTCGGGGAGGAGGATATGGTGTTGGAGCCCCTCTTTCAGTCGGAGCCCTTGAGTATGTTGCGAATAACACTTCTAATGTTGGAAAGACAGTTGGAGCCCGTCGTAAGTCTAAGAAGAAGAAGGCTGGCCGTCGTACTCGCCGGAAGACTCGTGGGGGAGGTTCAGTAGCCACGGTTGGATATGGCTATGTCGGAACTGGCTCTCGTGGACTCGCCGATCCTAAGGCATACAATTCTAATCCGCTACCCGACGGCGGTTTCATGAGCAAGTAAATATCGTAATTTCGTTACATAGGATAAATGGACACCTTATTGGCAGGTCTCCTAGTTGTGGCATCTTCACTCTATCTCATTCGAAAGAAGCACCCGAACTTTGTTGTGTGGATCATCCTGGGTACTCTACTCGGCCGGTATCTGCTTCGGCTGTCCTGGTCACTGGCAGCGATAGCATCTATTGGACTTGTGGTTTTGATAACATGGCGCTCATGCTCCTACCACATAGAACGGTTTGAAGATAAGGAGAAGGAATCCCCGAAGGAGCCGTCTGCCAAGGACCCCCACGTTGATCTGGGGACCACGATCATGCATGCGTATCGCAACCTTTCGCCCGAGCAGATAACCGGAATGCGAAAGGATACAAAGGAACTTATGGACCTCCAGAAGGAGCTAATGGGTACTCTGTCTGAGATGAAGCCTGCTATTGAGCAGGGATCACAGATGCTTGCCAGCTTTCAGACCTTTTTCGGCAGCGGCGACCCTGCGAAGATGCTGGGGGGTGCTGATCCAGCCCCGAGCGCTCAGACCAAGGCGTAGGCGCTCAATGGCCTCTGCATAAACAAAGACGTGATACCGAGGATCATTGCAGGAGATGAATGGTCCTCCTGCTAGTTTAGTAATAAATACCCAGTGTTTTGCGTTCTCGCGTAACACTTGATATCTTGCCCACTTCCACCATACTTCTATCATCTTTGCGAGTATGCTAATGATAGCCAGGAGAGATACCTCGTATCCGGCGATCCAAGTCAAATAGATGATGGCCGGTTGAATAAACATATCATTTCTAAGCAGGATCCCATCAATCCACCCTTCAGGTTCCAGAACAGACTGGAGTTGTACATACTCCTCGGCCAAAGCGAATGTCCCGTTGGGTGGGAGCATCTTCAATTAACAGACCCTTAGAAGAAAGGTCCATCATAACAAACGATTCCTTGTCAATATACTTTAGAGTACCATATCGAGACTTTGGGAAATACGAGTGAATCAATTCGGGAGTAATCCAATTTCCAGGAAGAACAAACTCAGAAATCTCGAGAGTCAGGTCGATAGTTATACCGCTAGGGAGCTCATATCCAATCCACATCCACGGTGCACGGCCTCGGACCATAAAGGGATCGTCATGTCCAACTATGTCACCAGAATGCTGAATCCACGTCTTCTGTGAATCACCGTTGTCCCATGTCTCTGCTACAAATGGAATAGGAATGGCAGTTCCCTCTTCGAGCTTATAAGGAGGAAATCTCAGAGAACGAGTGACCTTCATCGACTCTCCACGACGACAACAGGCCCGAGAATACACTCTACGGAGACAGCAGACACCGAGACTAATCAAACCGTTCTGAATATCGTTCATCTCTTTACTTATCTGGATCGGCGGCAGCCGGTAAATCACCTATAACAGCCCCATCCTGGAACTTCTCAGTTACACTTGTTAGGATCATTCGGTCTATTCCGATTCCCATAGCAATTGATGTAGCAAGGGTGGTAATGATAAACGGCGTGGCAATGATAAACCACGACACTACTCCTAGATCAATATCGCACAGAATGTCTAGCAGAATGGCTCCAGCGGCTCCAGTAAGAAGTTTAATACCAGCCGTCACGAAGTTTGAACGAGCTACGTCCAGACCAGACTGAATAGCAATAAACAGCAAATAGAGAGTTGCAGGAGGACACAGATCTTCAATGATACGCATCTTCACGTTTCTTACATCTCAATCAGTAAAAAATGTCCGACCCAGTGATCCAGATTATGAGCCTAGTCGGATGCACCGAAGAAGTAGCTCGTCTGGCATTTCAGACTCACAACGATGTAGTTTTGGCCGTTGATTCACTAATGGTTATTCCTGAGACATCTGGATCAAAGTATATTCCAAAGAAACCCGAGATTAACCGTATGATGACCCAAGAACAGCAAGACCGATGTGAGCGTGGTCGCAAGGTTTCCGATACAATCAACGCCTTCCAAAAGTCAGCTTACCATTCCGCCAAGCTACAGGCTGAGTCGGCCGAGATGGAACAGTCGGTAGAGATACCATCGGTCCAGGAGCACGAGAAATCTCATGCTGAATCGTCGTGAGAGTATTGGATTTCACGGCATTTCGTGATGCAAATGAAAGTGCAGAATCCGCCCCTGCTCCTACCGTATTGCATAGTGATTTTGCGTGTTGGCGAGAGGCATCTGAGATAGAGCTGTATGTGGTTGCATCATCTAATTCAAGAAGCTTTGCAACCCATGCGTCAGTATCGTCCCGAGGCAATCCAATACCAACTGGTTCTATCCACTCTTGAACGCCTTCGGTTGTTCCATAAACATGAAGACTGTAGTTCTTTCCAGTTGGACTGGAGTATAAAACAGGTATTCCATTGATCATCGATTCTACCGCAGTTATACAGAAACTTTCAGTCCCGCTCAAAATTAGCATGACGCGCGTTTTTGCATATACGCTCTTTACATCGCGTGTAAAATCAATCCATTCAATATTTGGAGGAACCTCGAGAGATCTATCCGTTGGCGGGTAGTAAAATGGGCGAATACCTAGAAACTTATGGTTTGGCATTTTCTTTGCAATCTTTAGAAACTGAGGGAGTCCCTTTATCATATTGGCATTCACGAGGGTTATGTACTCGTGAGTTCCAGCTTGGTCCAATAGGATCGGCGTGGGGTTTATAAACGGTGTCCGAACCTCATTATGAACTACAAAATTAGGGAATGCGTTGTTCATTAGCGCCATGGGTATAAATTTGTTTACAGACCAAAACATCTCGGGCCATGTTACCGGAAACGGTACCTTAAACATATGTGCCCCACCTGCAAAGTGTAATGTGAAAATTATAGGTCGCTTGTATGTCTGATTCAGTTTGCGGACAATAATACCGTGAGGTGAATGGGCGGAAATCCATAACTGACTCTGATCTAACTCCTTTCCAGCTGAAGCATATGGCTTCCACTTGAATCCTTCATATTCACCTCCAGAAAAGCTTGTAACGGGAGTCTTGCATGAAATCAGAATGATCTGATGCCCCCTAGACCTGAGTTCACTAGCGAGACATAGGTTGCTATAAAATGCACCACACTTGTCTGGAATGTCTATCTCAAAAAAGGCAATTAACATACTTACTAATCGCTCGAGACACGTTTCATTTGAATTAACCGGGTGTTATCGCCACCACGAATCCACGGCTCAACCCAGTTATCTGGGTCCTTGAATTCCTGTGCCTTATCCTCGATGAGGGGAGCAAAATAGTGAGGAATGGTCTTATCGGAGATCGTGTTTGTCTCCTTACGATTACGAATGCTTGCAGACTGAATCAGATTGGTCTCAACGTCGACCTCACCGGGATCACCTCCTCCTAGATTAGGAGTTGTAACAAAGGGACGTGGCCAGAGTTGCTTTGGGCCCTTTTCACGATGTGCTCCCTCGATGCCCCACTTTAGCTCAGTATTGGTATCTACGGTACACCCCCCACCGGCCATGCCGTACCCCGCTGTAGGGATCAATCCCACGTTCTCAGCAGCAGTAGATGCAGGATTCATGGATCCAGAGCATCCTACGTCTACCCGGGAGTTCATACGCGTTTGTCCATTGGTATTTGTGATGTCCCCAGAGTTCACCTTATCGTTGACTCCTCGTGTGGGAGCAAAAAACCAGTCCAGTACCGTTGTGGACATTTACTTGAAAGCGCGAATAAAACGGAAGGAGACTTTACTACAGAGACCATAGTAGCAATATGCTGTTCCAACCCTGTGACTGGCATGAACATGACGCGTTTATCGACGGTGAGAAGCAGTACGTAGTAGATTCGTACGGTAGATTGGAAGATGGCCGAGTTGGCTGTCTGCGAATCACTGGGTTCAAGCCGTTCCTGTACGTTCTGGCAACAGGATCTCCTTCCGTATTTCAGAGGAGTCTCAAGATGTCGGTGAAGTTGACAGCCCAAAAGAAGTTCGATATTCTAGCAGGGTTCAACGAGTACAAGCCTATCGACGTCTGGAAGCTGGAGGTTCAATCTCTAGAGATGTTCCGTAAGCTGAAGAGTGCGGTTTCCGATGCGTACGAGTCCGATCTCCCTCCGTTTCTGCGCATCTTCCACGAGCACAATCTGGGCCCGGGATCTCCATTTCAATTTACAGGGACCGTCTTGGAAATTCCGGAGGACCGAGAGATGTCGGTTGACGTGATGTATCGTGTGTCGCATGTCACGCTGAGCCCTGCATCTGCAAATATCCCCCTGGTTGTAGCCTGTTACGATCTTGAGATGTACTCTGGTCACGGGAAGTTCCCTCTTGCAAAGAAGGCGTGGGCAACGGTCTTCAAGGCAATCTGTGACGATATTGCGGATGCTCCGGAAGATGAGACTCTTCTCTCCATCATCCACCGCCGTCTCGACATGGAGGGCATGGACAACATCGACGATGCAAAGATTGTCCGGTTTCTGAAAACTGTTGGGATCCAGGATGCACTTGAGTCTTCCGATATCGACCACCTCGTCAAGATGTGGAAACAGCCATGTATCGGAGACCCGATCATTCAGATTGGCGTATCGCTTCGCTACTCGGACGACCTTCTGAAGCCAACGGTTCGTCGAGTGTTCGTTCTGGGAACAGTAGATCCCGACCCAGAGTTCGTCTCATGCGATTCCGAGCGGGAACTGCTTCTAGCCTTCTCGGCATTTCTGAAGGAGCAGAACCCCGATGTGATCTGCGGGTATAACACATTTGGCTTCGATGACGGGTATCTTGTGGATCGCTGTGAGATTCTGGATATCTCTGGGCAGATGATGTTCGGGCGTATCCCTGCATACCAAGAGAAGCATCTGGTATCCAAGACATTCGAACTGGCATCGGGGAAGTACGATCTCAGATACTGGAATGCAACCGGACGTCTCTGTATCGATCTCCTTCTGAATATGCGCCGTGAGCACTCTCTTGACAGCTTCAAGCTCGACAACGTTGCATCTGTGTTCCTGCGAGACAAGGTGAAGAAGATCGAAGGGCGAAAAGTCTATACCAAGAGCACTCGAGGGCTGAGGGCCCTAAACTACGTAAAGTTTGAGGTTGTTGGAAATACCACTGATCCGTATACCGAGAAGGTACTCGTTGAAGAGGTTGGACCAAACTACTTCATTCTCCAAGATGACGTTCTGAAGGACGCCCCTCCTAACCTGGAATGGACGTTTGCAAAGGACGACGTAGATGCGCGAACCCTGTTTGCCCTGCACAAGCAGGGACCCGCCGAACGGGCAAGAATCGCCCGGTACTGTATTCAGGACTGCGACCTCGTTCTGACTCTTATGGCAAAGCTAGACACGCTTGTCAATGCTCGTGGTATGGCAGAGGTTTGCAAGGTTCCAATGAGCTTCGTCCTTCTTCGAGGCCAGGGTATCAAAATCTTCAGCGCAGTGGTCTCCATCGCATCCACTCGAAACCAGATTCTCAAAACTCAACCCAACGGGAATTCAGAGGTAGACGACTGGTCATATGAGGGCGCTATCGTTATCGAGCCGAAGATTGATATGTACCTAGACCAACCCATCAGTGTTCTAGACTTCAACTCGTTGTACCCCTCCAATATGATTGCATACAACATCTCGCCAGACACTCTAGTAGCAGAACGCGTGTTTGATACGAATGGAAAGCTGGTCAGTAAGTCGGGCAAATCCCCCGATGAGATGCGCGAACTTCGTAAGGCTGGGTTTGTAATCGACGACATCTCCTACGACAACAAGTCGGGGGATGAAATCACTGGAAAGACTATCTGCAGTTACGTTCAGCCCGGAGAAGTACCTGCCAGTACGGGCATTCTCCCACTAGTTCTTGACAGTCTCCTCAAGAAGCGCAAGGAGACGCGCAAGCTAGCGGAGAAGACAGCTGACGAGGGTCAGAAGGCTGTTCTCAATGGTTTGCAACTTGCTTACAAAGTGGTTGCGAACTCAGTGTATGGACAGACTGGGAGTCGCACATCTCCTATTCGTAAACTTTGTGTGGCGGCCTGCACTACGGCGGCTGGTCGCACACAGTTGCTGTTCGCCAAGAAGGTGGTCGAAGACGAGTTCTCTGCCGAGGTGGTATACGGCGACACCGATTCGATCTTCATCAAGTTCCCAACCAAGGATGTTGGACACAGTATCGTATTAGGAACGCAAGCGGCTGCCCGAATCACTGAACAGTGCAGAAAGCCGTATGTGATCGGCTACGAGAAGACGTTCTTCCCGTTCATTCTGTTCTGTCGGAAACGATACGTGGGCATGATGTACGAAGAGGATGCCAATGAGACACCACATCGCAAGTCCATGGGGATCGTCCTAAAGAGACGCGATAACGCTCCGATCGTCAAAGAGGTATTTGGTGGTGCTCTTGATATCCTGCTGCTTGACCGAGATGTCAAGAAGGCACAGGCGTTTGTCACCAACACTCTGAAGCAGGTATTGGAGCACAAGATTCCCATTGAGAAATACGTGGTCAGCAAGTCGTTGCGAGATGACTACAAGAACCCGGGGCAGATTGCACACCGAGTTCTAGCAGACCGTATGTCTGAACGTGATCCAGGAAATAAGCCCCAGGTCGGAGATCGAATTGCATATGTCTACGTGGATGGTCGTCAAGGAAAGCAGGGTGAACGAATTGATCAGATCGATTATGTTCGAGAGAACAACCTGCGCCCAGATGTAGAGTTCTACATCACGAATCAGATTCAGAACCCAGTAGCCCAGCTGTTTGCCCTGTGTATCGAGTCAATGGATGGGTATAAGGCTCCGACCCATTCCTACAAGCAACTCTACAAAGAGCTGTTGGAGAAGAACTCTGGAAACACAGAAGAGACCACTCTCGGTGTTCTGAAGCAAAAGGAAAAGCAATTGGACTCTATGATATTCCTGAAATCGATGGCTCTTCAGAACGTATTCAGAAAGAACAAGCGGGGTCCAATGGATATGTTTCTCAAGCGCTGATTTACCGGTAATCAAGTCAGTATATCTAATAATGCAATCTCAGATTACACTCCTCACCGAAATGATACGGTCTGAGGACAGTTTTTTCCGCGCGGCGTTTCGAGGGTTGGCTACTCCTGCTCACATCTCCCAGTATATGACCATGCGGTCCGAATTCTATTCTCTCATGCGAGAAGTGGTTTCGACAGCAGAAGAGGAGACCGGTCAGTTTCACATTCACATTCCCGCAGGATGGGGGGATTCAGTTCCAATTCAGGCTACTCCTGAGCAGATCAACCGTGTTATGACTGCTATCCCTGCAGAACGTGAGTTAACAAGCTGTGCGATCTGTCAGGAGCAAAACGTGAGTCGCGAACACAGTGTTGAGTTGCCCTGCCACCATCAGTTCCACATCATATGTATTCGAGAGTGGTTTCGGCAGAGTGCCCGGTGTCCGGTATGCCGAAACGATATTCGTGAGAGCGGTATGGAAGAGTCATGAAGATCGCAGTGTGTACACCAACATACAATCGCAGATGGGCATGGGAGTGGTCGAGGTTGTGTTTTGACAGGCAGGACTACTCAGACCTTGTATGGATCATAGTAGACAATTCGGATACTCTTGAACAGTCATGGGATATCTCAAATACTCATTCGAAGGTTAAGTATACTCATGTGGAGGGAAAGAGGCCGATAGGAGAGCTTCGCAACATATGTATTGCAGAGGCTCTCAAGACAGATGCAGACTACATATCTTTCTGGGATGATGATGATTTCTATGTACCTCATCGATTTACCCACGCCATATCCAAGCTAGATGCAAATCCGGAATGTATGTACGTCGGCTGTTCTGAGCTATTTCTCCTTCTTGTTCGAGAGAATGTTGTAATAAAGGTTGGACCCTATGGAGAAAATCACTCTACTGCCGCGTCATGGGTTTTGCGCAGAGCCTACGCCGAAACCAACAAGTTTGATCCTAGTGCAACTAAAGGAGAAGAGTCTCTTTTTATGCACAATTGGAAGACCAAGATGGCAATGATAGACCCCTCCGATTGCATTCTTGTCATGGGACACTCTGGAAATACCGTCGACAAGAGCCAGGTTCGCACAAAGGCAGCTCAGTTCATGTCGAAGGATGTAAATTCTGCAAATGGAAAGATGGTTGCTCGCATGCAGTGGTTCAAGTCCCCCGAAGTATGGGCTCAGTTTCAGTCCACATTTTTTGGCGCATCCAATGCGAAACCTCAGGACTCCATTTTAGAGACACCGACTGTGCTTTCGGAAGCTTGTCCGAAAGACCATACTGCAGTCGTTGCAAAATCTGTCGAATGTCATACTTACACTCCACTACCATCGTTTCAACATCCTCGCCTGGAAACAAAGATTGAATATCAGAGGCTCGAGGTGGAAAACATCTCAGAATTTGAATCCTCGCCTTCTTGAAGAGTACTGGTAGTTCATTGCATGTGCAGATTACAGGGACACTCAAATCATCCGATGATAACCATTCAGACAACCTACGTTGTGCATGGGGATCTGAACCATCAATTTCATCCAATACCAAACAAATGCGTTTGCGTTCTCCTCGCAGGAGAGATGCAACACTCACGGAGCTCCGACTGGAATTCTTGAGTGCTTCAACATCTGCGTAGGATCTCATAGACTGGCTTGCATTGATTTCAGTGACATCAAATCCATATGTATTTCCAGCCGAGATCGCAAGAGTAGTCTTTCCTATCCCAGGGGGTCCCGTCAATACAATTGCAGAGCGGTATGGAGGATTCTGGAGGTACTGTCTGAGACTCTCTTTGATTTCAGTATGTCCAACAACGTCTTCGAATGTTCTTGGTCGACGTGTTTCGGTCCACATGCCTGTTATACTAGACCTCCCCGAAAGTTCAACACACTCCTGCCCAGTTTGTTCCGCACGTGGTAGCAAAGTCACACTGTTCGCGGTATGATTGCAACGTAGGATCGTCAGGTGAGAATTCCCTACACTGTGTTTTGTATCTCGGTTCACACCGCTTGGTCTTCTGATTGTATACCCACCTATCAGGACAGAGCTGATCTATACGGGTATTTTTGCCAATCCGGATCTCAGGGCGCAATACATACACATAAATCAGCAAAAGTAGTGTTACCGTAACCAGTGTCACGAGAATGTCTCGTTTTGTGTTGGGCTGTTTAAAGATTTCAACTACAGTCTCCCAGTTTTGGTATGCCCAGACTAACGAGCCAACTATTCCGACAACCCCAGCAGGTATCGCCATAGCTGACCAGAAACTAGGATCGCTTAAAGTTTCGCCAATAGACTTCTTAACTACATCTCCTTTGTCCTTAGCATACTCACCGATGCCTTTGACGTCCGTAGCAAACGTCTTCACGTTTTCTGCGAATCCTGAGGTCGCCATCTTATCTGACTATCCAGAAAATGGAGATCCCTCGGGCTCTTCTGAATCGTCTATTCAGAGACACACGATTTCCATTGGTTCGCCACCATTTGGACTCCTACGATGACTTCTTATTCAAGCGGATTCCTGCTCTTCTGAAGGCGTCAAATCCCCTAACACTTCAGCTTGGAGACGAACGTGCAATCCGGGTATTTATGGGAGGCAAGACTGGAGACGAGGTATCCTTTACGCCCCCCAAGGATGAAGTTGGACAGGCAGTGGTTCCCCATATGTGTCGCCTTGATCGTCGGACATATGCGATTGATCTGGAAGTCAAAGTCACCGTAGAGTATACCGTAGGAACCCAGATTATTACTGTAGATATCGACAACTTCATTCTCGGACGCATCCCTCTCATGTTGCGCAGTCGGCCCTGCTATCTTACAAACCTTGACCCAGACGAAGCCTACAAGATGGGAGAGTGCTATTTCGAACTTGGAGGATACTTCATTATCGGAGGGTCTGAGCGGGTTCTCCTAACGCAAGAGGTTCTTGGAAATAACATGTACTACGCAGGAAAGCGTAAGAATACCAGTTCAGATTCTGGAGGAAAGCGAACTCTTATCGAACACGCACCGGCCTTCAAGATTTCAACTCCAGACTATGATAGTGAAATCGAGGTTTACGCTGCTATCCGGTCTATATCCGAGGATGGTGCATCTGGACCTTATTCTCACTTTTTGATTCTTCCTCCTCGCACTGCATCTCGCAGAAAGCGTGTGGCACTCATTCAGTTACCTGGGTATGATCAGCCTGTCCCACTTCTCGCGATATTCGAAGCGCTTGGTGTGGTTTCCGACAAGGATCTCTATAACACTATTCTTGCAGGGGTTCCCGATCAGGAGCGAGAGTCATACGATGATCTTATTACGGAATTGATATTCTCATTTTTGGCATTCAAGGACGACTTTGGAATGACCTCTTCGCAGATGTTAGCATCCCGCACTCGAACTCAAAGTGAGTCTCAGGTTCTTGTGGCACTTCACACAACCCTGTTTCCTCATATCGGAAAACAAGGAGATGCCGCTACAATGTTCCGTCGCAAGGCCTATACTCTTGGATACCTAACTCGTATGGCAATCGACCTTTCGTTGGACAAGACAAAGCCATCGGATCGTGAGCACTTCAAGTATAAGCGTCTGGACTCATCGGGTGACCTATATTTCCAGCAGTTCAAGCAGATCTACAAGGATACCGGTCGCAAGATGTTAACACTGATGGATAAGCGTCTGACATACGAGGCCACTGGGTATGCTGGGACAAAGATACAGGAACTCTTGCAACCAGAGTCAATTGGAACGTTCTGGTCATCTCGTGATTTCCTATTTGAGTTCGAGAAGGCACACAAGTCACAGTGGGGAGGAAAGGACGGGGTGTCTCAGGAGCTATCTCGTCTATCCTTCTATAGTACTCTTTCCCAGCTGAGGCGCGTTAGTCTCCAAATGGACAAGGCACTGAATATCGCAGAACCACGCCGGTTGCATTGTAGTCAGTATGGTCTTATGTGTCCCACAGACAGTCCCGATGGAAAGTCGATTGGATTCATCAAGGCCTTTACAACTCTTGCACAACTTGCAACTCCTTCTCCTAGCAGTGCCGTTCTTGAGAAGATGGTAGGTCTGATTCCTCTCTCGAGTGTCCATCCTTCTACCTGGAATCCGGCATGGACTCGCGTGTTTATGAATGCTGATTTGATTGGTCTTCTTCCTGGAGATGCAGAAGCCTTTCACAAGAGTCTTTTGAAGGCACGTCGTTCTGGCGAAATTGACAAGTTCGTATCGCTCTCGTGGAATCGTCTAGATAACGTCTATCAGATCTTTACGGACTCGGGGCGTCCTATTCGGCCGGTGTATCGCGAGGGGGTTACAGCAAATTCTATACTTTCTGCAAAAACATGGCAGGAGAGCGAAGCGTTCTTTGATTGGATTGATGCTGGTGAAACAGAGACCACGCGTCTTTCAATGTCTTCATTTGACAAGTCACTTCCTTCCGAGTTACACCCTTCCTTTAATTACGCTCCGTCTGCAGCAGTCGTGCCCTTCTCCGACCATAACGCAGGGACACGTAATATGTTCTCTTCTGCTCAGCAACAAAAACAGGCCGTTGGGTGGTACAACACGAACTTCAAGAAACGCTTTGATACCATAGCTACTATACTGAATGCTCCTCAGCGTCCTCTTGCACAGACGTGGATGTATCAACACGCGTTTGGGTGTATGCCTTACGGACAGAATGTCATGGTTGCCATCATGGTCTACTCTGGATTCAATCAGGAGGACAGTGTATTAGTGAATCGGGGATCTCTGAAGCGCGGACTCTTTGATACAACTTACTATCACTCCTACAAGTACGAGGAGGAGTTGGTGGATCATGCTATGCAGACCCACACACAAACTGCAAATCTTACACTCGACAAGTGGACAGATGTGGTTCGTAAGGATGCAGACTATTCCAAACTAGATGCAGATGGCATTATTCGTGAAGGTGAAACAGTAGAAGCCAATACCGTCCTAATAGGGTATGTGTCTCCTATTTCGAACCTTGAAGGAATTGTTCAGTCCTACCGAGATGTCAGTGTGACCCCTAAGCGCGGTCAGCGGGGTCGCGTTGATGCAGTCTACCGGTATCGGACATCTGATGGACTCCTTGGAGTTCAGATTCGTCTCGCAGAAAAACGTACGCCAACTCTCGGTGACAAGTTTGCATCCCGTCACGGACAAAAAGGTACTATAGGGGCAATAGTAGCAGAAGAGGACATGCCCTTCACTCGAAATGGTATTCGTCCGGATATTGTTGTGAACCCCCATGCTATTCCTACACGTATGACGGTTGGTCAGCTTCTGGAGAGTACGTGCAACAAGCTAGGTGTACAGCAGGGAGCTCTAACAGATGCTACTCCTTTCACGGTTAGCAATCGTATCCCCGATACTGCAAAGCTGATGGTTGAGATGGGATATGAGTCCTATGGAAACGAGTTGATGTTCAACGGATACACCGGAGAGATGTTTAACGCACCCATCTTTATCGGTCCCACGTTTTACATGCGACTCAAGCAGATGGTAGAAGACAAAATCAACTATCGCGATACAGGTGCTCGTCAGCGTATGACGCATCAACCGCCCGAAGGCCGTGGAAACGATGGCGGTCTGCGCATTGGAGAGATGGAACGTGATGTTCTCATCGCCCACGGTATTTCTGCATTTGCTCAAGAGAGTATGATGAAGCGATCTGATGGAGAGACGGTTGTCTATCAACCAGAGACTGGGTTGCTGACTGCTGATACGAAAAATTTGCAGGGCGATCTTGAGATGCCCTACACTATGCGCTTGTTTGCGCAAGAAATCCAATCTATGCATGTCTCAGTGAAGCTCGTTACTGATCACGCAACCTGAAGCAACTCCTGAACGTCCTTCGCAACGCGCATGTAGTCATTCGGGTTTGTCCACTTTCCGCCTACCGCCGTGTAGGGGTCCGACTGGTGCCCGTTGGGGTGGTACTCGAAGTACGACGGCGTCCCGAAGAAGCACGCGCCGTTCTTGAAGACGATGTCGAAGGCGCGCGTGCTCTGGCAGACCCACGCGAACGAGTAGACCTTGGAGAAGTCGATGGTCGCGAGGTTGAGCTTGTTGGCGATGTTCTCGTCGCTGACGTTCATCATCACCTCGACACTCAGCGATGCCTCGTCAAACTTGGGCTTGAGGTTAACAGGCGTCTGCGCCTCGCGCTCAACCGTCTTCTTCTCGCGCTGGAGCTTCAGGTATAGCGCAGCGTTGCGGAAGCGGCGCGCCTCCTCGACGGGGTCGTAGTCGGAGGACGAGTCCCCGTCATCATCATCGACCTCGCAAAGCGGCGGCGGCGTTGCAATCGGCACCAGCGCCGGCATCTCGTCGTCCTCGTCTTCAATCGTAGACGCATCATCCATCTCGTCCTCGGGATTGAGAACCGCCTCCACAACTGGGATGGTTGCGCTCTGCTCGCGGAGGATCCCGCGCAGGATGGCTGAGCGCAGGAACTCACGCGCGTTGTTGGTCGGGATCCGGAAGGAGTTGATGCCGTCCTCGTTGTTGTAAAGGGTGATGTAGGTCATGTTGTCTGTGGTGTGCGTAACACCGATGGTAGACTGGTCATCCAGGTGGATGACCGCCTCGGAGGGGTTGGACGTATCCACCCGGGAAATCATGGAGAGATCGATGGCCAGGACAGGAGTGAGCTTGTGCATTTGAGTCGTCATTCTGTCAGGGGTGCTAACGTTTCCCTGCCAGATACAGATCCATTTTCAAAAGAGATCAACCTGTACCGTGAGATCGTGTGCTTCGTTTGCGTTGTCAGTATACCTAATCTGAACATGTATGCGATCTCCACCTCCAAGAGATACCGAAGCATTATAGAACGACTTAAATGTTTCTGTGCCACTCAGGATTACTTCAAACGGACTTGTTGTTATAGTTCCGCCAACCGGTGTATACAATACAGTAATTGTCACACTGTGGCCAGTACCGGGTGCTATATTTAACCCAACGCTAAGTCCAGACATAATGGCAGGTTGTTGCATTCTGTAGTATGCCGGAGGGTCCGTGACATCTGGAAATGAACTGGTTCCAATTTGTTGGGTTCCTGGCCACAAATATGCATCTTCAAGCCTTCCCCGTCCACTCTTAATATCCCCTTTTAGCCCATAGTACACTGTTGTAGGATATGTATAGGTTGAAAACCCCCTTCCTCCAGCACTCTTTGTAACGAGATCCGTTCCGGGTCCAATCTGAATTCCAGCAGAGGCGAGATATGTTGGATCGGTAATCGTAGCCGGATTTGTTTGGAGAATATCAGATGCAGTGTAAGACTGCCCTGCAATGGGGCGCACAACTCCCACGGTTGTAGAACGAAGTTGGATAGAACCAGTATTTGCAGTAGAATCCGCGGTTTCTACTCCAACATAGGACCCAGTAGAGGAAGTATCGAGAGGTTGTGCAACAAAGATATTTACATCCCGAGTTGAAACCTGATTTGACCCAGATACCAAAATTCCACGTTTGTTTCCTGAACCATTGGAACGTACGTTAATCGTTGAACCCTTGATACTGTTGAATGAGAACGTGGAACTGTTTAGAGACCCAGTTCCTGAAAACAACACGCCGTTTACAGTGGAAGACGTTGATGCAACCGAATCATCTACAGTAAGAACACATGTTCTTAGTTTTGATGTTTGAGACGTCCCGCCTTCAAATACAATACCATTGAGTGTTAGTCCACTTTCTGTACCGGTTAATCGCAGAGTAACGTCTTCGACTCGACAGTTTTCACCCATCGTGAGAAGGGTTGCATTTGTATCCACACTCATTTGAATAACCACCGTCTGAACACTCAGTCCACGAATAGAGATTCCTTCCGTAAGAACGAGTCCCTCTGACAGAGTGTATGTTCCGGGTAGAATCCAGACGGTTTGTCCAGAAGATACAGCGGCTACTGCGGCATCAACTGTGCTATACGGACTTCCTCCGACAGTTGCAGTAGTATTATTACCATGTATCGCATCAACAACTGCAGTGTTTCCTATAGAAGAACCTGGCGCTCCCTGGTCTCCAACAGGACCCTGGTCTCCAACAGGACCCTGGTCTCCAACAGGACCCTGGTCTCCAACAGGACCCTGGTCTCCAACAGGACCCTGGTCTCCAACAGGACCCTGGTCTCCCGTATCTCCTGTGGCTCCCTTGTCTCCCGTAGGACCCTTGTCTCCAGTGGCTCCCTTGTCTCCAGTGGGGCCTTTGTCTCCTGTAATACCTGAGCCAACATACGGAAGAAGACTCCACCGAGTAATCCCATCACCAACCTTAAGGCGATAGGTATCTATTTCGACTCCCGGCTCACCGGATTTCAAAACCGGGTCTTGCGAATTTGTCCATCCGGCCTGGGTATCTCTACGAAGTTGAAACTTTATTGCACTAACACCACACGCCATCTGGTTTATTAAGTACCGCATACAAGTGTTCTGGAATTACCACCATCGTAGGGCATACCATTTGGCACGGTCCCATCTGCAACGACGCATACTTCATCTGCCCCAGCCATTCCATCGAAGACGGTATCTGGAGGTGCGTCGCACTGATTACAAACAAGTGTCCTGGAATTACCACCATCGTATACCGCCCCCTGGAGATTACCATCATAAATATCACATATTTCACTCCCAGAAAGTTGACCATCGAGTATATCTGGACAGGGCTTTGGAGGGCAGGGGCAATCAGATGTTATCATATACGCCTCTAGATACCCGCTTGTCGAACCGGTTGTATGTGTTGTCTCCTTTATAGGACGATACCCGCCACGATGGACCGCTGCAATAGCGCTTCTGCGCACCGATTGTATTATCATGGAAGCATCGCGATTCCCATTTGATTTGAGAGAGTTTGTGGTTCCAAGTTGATGATTCCAAGGAGTCAATTCTTTCTGTGTAACTTCCGGAGTTGATCTTGTTATCAAATATATGGAACCAACTAGGAACACAATTCCCAGAATATTACCGAGCATTGTCTAAACACTTTGAATAAACTCCCACTTCAGATAGTCGCATATTTTCTTCCAAATCTGGTCATGGGCTATTAGCCGATCCCGAGATTTCAACAATGGAAAATACACCTTGTACTCGTCCAAATCAAGGAGCTCGAAGAACTTAAACAGGATGTAGCTGTATGACAGAAAGTTTGTCCTATCATTCGGACAGTATAACAGAAACGGGGCTTGGATTTCTTGGAACATGGTCCTGATCTTTTCTTCGATTTCGGGAGTAATGGTTGGCGGGGGGTTTCCATTGAGTCGGGAGAGGATATGAGCCGCATGCTCATAGTACTTGCTTCTTCCCAGCTTTTTAAGGATTTCCCTAGCATCCTTTTCATTCAAATCGGCTACATTGGAAATACGACGTTTCCTGATCTCCAGAATCACCTCATTCATAATCTCATCTGGAATGATGGTACTCTCCTTTGCTTGAAACTGGTTGAGAATCTCATTGAGGTGGTTGATCTTCTTATAGGCATAGTTGTTTCGCTCTTTTGGAGGATCGCGAAACGATGGTAGATCGCTTACAATCATCGCATACTCTTCTGACCCGCAGCGAGGGCAGACAAGAATTCCTTCCGTTGGCAGTTCCTCACGAGCAACGTTGCATTCATGGCAGTGCTCGGTCATCAGCTGAACAACATCGGCACCACTGGATACCTTCATTCTCTGCAGAAACTCGTCAAGGAGCCCCTTGCGAGAGACACCCGCTTCAGAGTTCATAGACAGAAACTTAGTAAACGTATTCTCATTTGAGGTCTGAACAACTGGAGTAATCGACTCCACTCCTCCGTAGTAGCTCAGCATGAGATCCAGATTCTTCATGTAGTATTCCTTAATCTGGTCAGTTGAATCAGCGCGTCCTTCAAGTTCGCGCAACGACTGTTCGCACTTTGAGCGCTCCACGATAGATATGACATCGCTCGACTGCTGAAGTTTCTCAATGACTATCTTGAGATCCGACTGTTCCTGCTTGATTACATCGGTCGACTGATCTCGGAATTGCTGGACCACCTCCCTATGAACGGAGTCCAATGTTCCGGCTTTTAAGGCAGATTGCTCTCTTACCTTTCTTACCCTAAAGTTGTCCATATGCTACTTTCGGTTAGCGTCTTAAAACGAGAAAGAGCATGATTCCTGCTAGAAGCACTCCTCCGAGCATGGGGGAGCTCATGTTCCCAAACGTCTCCCTAGACAACCTGGCGTACTTTTCACGGTTATCCTTCATTCCTGCGAGGTCTGTCTGAGCAGATTCAAGTTCGCCCTGTAGTTTGACAAGTTCTTTCTTATACGTCTTATTGTCTGGGTTTCCTGCAACGAGCTGTTCGACCTCTCGAACCCGGTCGGATAGACGCTTGACTTCGGCTACTTTTGCAGCATCCGCGTTTACGGGTTCTGGAATAACTGAACACTTATTTCCATCAAAGTCGGGAGACAACGATGGCGTTATATACGCAGTATCCCCATTGGATCCATTGGTCACCTGACATCTATACTTTTGGCACGGGGGCGTTGCATCGACCTTCATTGCGGTATACATGGTTACCGGGTTCAATGAAAACACGTCGTCCATCACACCTCCGACAAGGCCCCTACCAAGAACACCTCCCTTTGGAATATTGCTTACGAAGGACTTTCTGGGTTCCAGAGTTCCCGATGGGCTGACACACATTCCACCAGTTTCAATAAGGTAACTGTCTCCGAGAGGATTCTGAGTATATCCCATGATATCCACATACTTGAACGCACCTCGCACATTGGTTGCAATCTGATCAAAACTGCCATCTTCACCTATTCCAAGATCGGATGTTCGTGGAACATTTTCGATATAACTGTAACTTGGGCCGATCATACGATCCCGAGCGGCACCAAGGTTATTCCATGCACTATTCGTCAGCGCCATTGTCTCATGCGAGAGGTTTTAGAAACGCACTGACTTGCGTCCAGAATACTGGATTTGATAATGAGCAAGGACGTTGACTAACCAACGAACGAGCAACCTCCGAAAGTGGGAATCCAAATCGGCGACATACAAATGTCATTGCAAGATAGGCCGACCGATTAATTCCACACTGGCAGTGTACATACACATTCTTACAAGTAGGATCCCGTAGGAATCTCAGCATAGTCTCTTCGAACTTAGGATACCAATACAGAATTGACACATTCAGTGCATCTATTGCTCCAAGAACAACATACTTATCGGGGTTTTTCAAGGCAAACCACTCTGGGCCATCATCGGGAAATGCACAGTTGATAACATGAGTAAATTCACCAACCCTTGCAATTCCTTCTGTAAACTGACACCCGGCCCCAACAAAGATACGAGGGTACAAACATGCAATCGTATCTTCTTTGTATCCACGACTGCGACCTCTATAGTGCGCAAGTTTGTTGAACTCCATTCTAGTCAGTATGTTCATTATTACTAAACAAGAGTACCTAGCAAAGTGGCTAACACATATGATGTAGCAACGGCGGCTGCTCCTAGAACACTGACCCCCGTCCAGGACGGAACGCCTCCGGAGGTATACGTATTGGGAATGTGTTGGAGAAGAAGACTACGAGGTGCTGACATCGAAATCAGACAGGCGGCCAAAAAGAACGCTATGTATTGAGAGAGATTGCGAAACGCGTGTTTGAGCATGGGAATCTGAGGAGAATAACCTACCGGGATCGGCGAGTTCATGGGCTGAAACGTTGTCATGGGATGCTGTGGTGGCAGAGACTGTGGTCCCTGGGGCGGCGGCAGAATACTATCAAGAGATGTTGAATCCTCCATCTTTATACCGATGTCGAGAAATGACACGAGGCGTCCTCCACGCGATATCTGTAGCATTTCCCATCATGCTTTGACACGGCTGTTTCAAGCTTTTCTAATGGGACTGGCAGGATTGACTCGACGACATATGGGCGATGAAGGAACAATACGGCTACTCCAAACCCTATGAGAAAGCTAAAGAATCCAGCCCCCTTCGTGAGGACTGCCGAAACGTCTACGCGAGGAATCTTCATTTGTGTTGAAGTCCGAGAAGATTGAGTGAGTCCGTGTTCGCCGTGCACGGAACTTCTGTAGCCCTGGCTCTGATGCAACCCGTTTCTACTTTATAGGTTGTGTCATCATGCGGAGTTGGCGTGTGGCGAACCTTGCGAGTCGGAGGAGCCATGACTGAGGATATGACAACTCCTAAGAGTACCCCTGCAAACATATAGGGTAGGCTGAAGTGCATTTATACCATACGAAGATTAGTTGAGTCCAGGTAGATCAGTGCTGGAAAACATCCGGTAGAAGAAGACTATCATAGGTATGCCCCACAGACCAAAGTACGGTATAACGAGAGCAAGTCCTGTAAGGATGTATCCAAAAATAGGATCAAAGACAGTGGTTCCAACATTGTACGCAATACCAACTCCAAGGAGGTGCAAGAATGTACTGAGGCCCCCGACAAGACTGCTGAACAAAGATGACGTTGCATTTCCAATGGATGCGCGGACATTTGCCGGTTTCTTCTGACTCGTATACACTGAAAACGTGCTACCGTCTGCTACTGTCTTGTGGTCTTGAGTACCATCGACTACATAGGTTACAGAAAGACTCTTTGCGCTCCCCACACTAGGATCTGATCCCATTGTTTTCGGGCTAACAACGATATCGATAGAATCGTCGGTTATCAAAGACTGTAACTGATTTGTTACGTTTGCATAATTTGGACCATTTCCATACGTGGCCTCCTTTATTACCAACATTACTAAGATGCAAAGACAAGATTGGCAAGGCCACTCACGACTCTCATTATATTGTATGATTCCACGTACACTGTAACGGTATACGTATAGCCATAAATTACGTTCTCTTTTCCGCGAGTGATAATTGTAACGACATCGTGGGGATTTACTGCTAGATTAGCCGGTACAAGTGTGGGATTCGCATTGAATACAGTGTTTCGATATACGCACACCTGTGTTGGGCCGTTTTCTGCTATTGCTACTGGAATCGGTTGGATCAGCGTATTCCGAAGCGTTATCTTGTTGAACAGACTTGCGTTCAGTGCACCGCTGGGTTGCGTGTTATCGTTGTTCAACGAGAAGGAATACATGTACACCCCTGGAAACTGTGCCCCAGTCGAGTGTCTGTACTTTTGAATGTATCCGAAGTATGAACTATTCTTTGCATTAAACCTCTCCTTTCCATCTAGAAGCAGAGTCGATTCCAACACAATATTTGGTTGAGCCATTGATTGCGGTACTAACTCGCCGGATGTTATAGAAAGTAGTGGTGTATTGTAGACTCCACTCATGTTATTTGTTGGTCGCCGATTACGATACTGCCAGTTCGTATAGTTGTCATAGTCGTTGTTAGAAAGACTGTCGCTTCTCTGGGCTACCCATACAACACGAGTTACCATGTTGTGCGCAGGAATATCAATATCACATGGCCCGTACTGAGAGGTTGCTGTAAACGAACGAACTTCGCGAATCATATAGCTCTGGTCCGCAGCAGAAACTTGAGCACGCTCTCCCTCCGTGAGGTAAATATAGTTTGCCTCGATGTACAAATCTGGAAACCAGTTCATCAGATTAGGATTCGTAGGGTTGCCCACGAGATCAGGTGGGCTCAAAAAGAGAGTAATTGGATAGTCTATGCTGTTTCCAGGAACTCTCCCTCCATAATATACCTCTTTGACATCCTGAACAGTAAACAGACTATATATCGGCCGGACAGTTACAACTATCTCTACCTCACCTCCCTGCAGGGCAATCAAGGGAAGTGCCATTCCAGCATTTTCGCAGAACCAGAAATGAAGAGGAACCACTATCTGCCTTCCCCGTATAGATGGCTCTACTGCTATATCAGAGGTTCCCTGCGATACCTTAATTGCGTGGGGATACTGAAACATACGTCCGAACGAATTTTGAGGGTCTGTGAGTTCCTGTACATTTCCTACCATCGAATCCAGGAGATCGCGCTTGTTCCGGTCGTGTGTCAAATAGGAGTACAGCTTAAACCATTCTCCGGTTGTTTCCACAATCCGTGCACCGTTTATGTATATTCCAACGCTCTGAATAGCATTGTAGCCGATGTTCTCAATCCACTGAAATTCATACCCAGGTGCATTATTGACAACTTCGCCTGTTGATGAATACAACGGGGACCAGATATCCGGTAGGTTGAAACAAACATAGCAATCGTGAAGTAGATCAGTGACTCGCTTGACCTTACAACGAAAGCTTGACCCCCCTCCAGAGGTAGGAAACATTAGGGTGTTATTCTCAAATTCGAGTCTCACTGACTCCATAGCAAAGTTGGTATACCGCTTGTACATTGTCCTCCAGAACGTGAACGATGGGTTTCCGTTCAGGAGTTGATTTTGGGCACCTATTGCCACGAGTTGTAGGAGGCCCCCTGGCATTTGTCTATTCAATAGAGGCTTTTGTTAAGACGAATCTATCAGAAACTCTAAAACCGTCCAAGGTACCATGTGGTATCAAAGTAGGGAGGTAGAGGAATCTTACTCTTCGTTGTGTCCTCATACGGGGCCACGGCCATGAGACGAGACACCTCACCCTGGTCTAACGCGTAGCGATGGTATGTTAGAGTACCTATTTGTCCTGCCCACCCACCCTGAGGAGCTACAAAGACAGAGCCCTTATTCTGTCGAGGAAGCTTCGAGAGGGAATGATAGATTCGCAGTATACCATCGATATATACGGTAACGGCGTTCTGGTTCACAACAACCACAAAGTGAATCCACTTCCGAGCTGGTAGGTTGGGGATCTGAACACTCTCGGTATCTCCATACGTATCTACCTTTAGTATCATGGTATTGCTAGTGGAATCAAGGTAGAGTCCCGGACACTGGCTACTGAAGTCTGCGGAGCCCTTATTAAATATGCACCTCAGACTTCCCTGACGATACATCCAATCTTCAATTAGAAGCCACCCCGAATACGAAAAGACCATGCCATCCTTCTCGTTCTCAGAGAGGGGAACCTCTCCCTTGTAGGTTGACTGGTTCCTTGCATCGGAAATTGGTCCGACAATGGTTACAGTTGTTGGGGCCACAGCTGGTCCACTCTGGAAATACCGGACTACTATGTAGATTATAAATGCCAACAACGTCAATACAATAACAATTGACGCCAACATATTGTTCATCTGCTAGAAAGAAGCTTGAGAAACCCTAGCCTGGATGATGTTACGAGCATCTTACGTCGTTCGTAGGTTCGACTATCTTCCAAATGGTATACCTGGTTTCGCATGTACAATGAATCGATCGCGGCCCCTCCAAGAGGATGTTCATGTCGTATGAGTACTTCTGGAATAATCGTGCACCGTTGGGGATTTGCACGACACCAATCGGTTACCTCGTTGTCACAGAAAAATGACTTGTATGCCGGATGATACATGTACCCCCATGACCTATACCGATTTCGACCGAATATATTGAGGGTATTAAGGTGACCGTTCTGCAACCCATCGTGAATCCAAACAACGTGATCAGATGTCTTCATTGCCCGTCGAATCCGAGTATCATACCCCTTTACCTGGGGGATCATGTCATCACTAACTAGAACCACAATATCCCATTCCCAATCAACCTTTTCAATATCAGCATTACAAGCCTCGATCTTAGTCTTGCTGTGTCCGAAACACACCTTCTTCCAAGAAACATTAGGAAGGTCTGCTTCTGTAAACCCACGCATACATGTATCGTCGACATCTGCACTAACAAGAATTCCCATTTGTTCGGGATGGTCTGCAAGATCAACCCATTTCTGAATTGTAGAAAGAAACTTCTCCCGGCGCCCCCGCGTTGGACACTTCAGGAGGATACGCATTGTATTTTAATACACAAACTCCTTAACCTTCTTTCCGGTCTTGTCAAAGATACCAAACTTCGTGGTGTATCCAAACAGGTTACCAGTGAGTCCTGAATCGGAATCATCCTGAATCGTTGAACAAGGAGTTCCCGCGCTGTAAAATGCGGCCGCATCACTGGGAACCAGCATCTTGTCATAGCTCATGATATCACACACGCTTCCTGAGAACCCACCGCCGGGACCAACCTCAATGTCTCCGGCAATAGGACGGGGAACACCGGGAAGAATGCAGGACTTAACGAGCTTGCCGTTGATATAGATATCGACATTGCGCTGGAAGACCGTTACTGAAACAGAAAACCAGGCCTGGAGAGGGACATTCTCAACCTTGCAGGTAAAGCTGTCTCCGGTGGCGCTCCCACCCTGATTTGCAGGAGCAGGCGTACTCTTCTGTACAGAGTTCGGATCATTGGGGAAGAGCGACACCTTGACATTCAGCGTGTTGTCGTTGGGGGAAAGGCTAACCTGTGGGCCGTATGCCCCGGTCATTGAAGGATCAATTCTCTGGAGAACGACCTTATCCTCTCCGAACCGATAGTCCCAGTCCTTTATGAACATCCAGAACTGAACTCCGTAATCTTGGACACCTGCGGGGATGTCTGCCCCCGAGACAACTGTCTTTGTCTTTCCAGGGTAAGGAGTTGAGGTTGTAGTAAGCTTTGCAAGTATAGGGTTCCAAGCACCGCTTGCCTTGTTCGTTGCATACCAATAGATTCCGTAGATCAGACCACCCAATGCCACAAGACCTAGCAGTACGTATAGGTATGTGGTCCAGGGGGTCGACGAGACTGTAGAGGGTGCTGCAAAAAGAGACGTCGGAGCCGATGGTAGAATTGACTCCATTTGTATTGACTCTGGAAAAATGGACATAGGAGTATGCCACCATAGTAGAGTAGATGTATTGCAACAACTGTGGATTACGAGGACATGTCTTTCGAGATTGTTTGGACCCCGTGGTCTCTTGCGGTATTATGCTTATTCGAGGATCAGCGAACCTCCCCATGGATCCTACTCAGTGTAGCATCCTAATGATCCGTCGTAAGGACAGCATGTCTTTTACGGAGTTTCTGCGGGGAAAATACAGCACACACCCTCCAGAGTATCTCGGAGTGCTCTTGTCCAACATGACACAGCCTGAACAGCAGATGATTCGGACTCAGCCGTTTGATACACTATGGACACGTTTGTGGGGATATGGAGTCGAGCACCATTATAACGAGTATCCTCAGGCACGTCAGCAGTTTGATATGCTAGACATTAACGCTCTTCTGGAAACCTATCCGTCGATATATACCGAACCGGAGTGGGGGTTTCCAAAGGGAAGACGTGTGAGGTGCGAAACTGATATCGAGTGTGCAACTCGAGAGTTCTTTGAAGAGACAAACATTCCTCGCGATTCCTATGCAATTCTAAAGGGAGTTGTTGTTTCCGAAACGTTTCGAGGAACCAACGGTGTTATGTACAAGCATATCTACCATGTGGCGATCGTAACAGATGCATCGAAAATCCAGTTGGATCAGAAGTTCACAACAATGCAACGAAGGGAAATCTCAGCGATCTCATGGAAGAGTCTGGAGGAATGCTCTCAGCTCTCGCGACCCCACTATGTTGACCGGGCTCGTATTCTTTCCGAATTGAAAGACATTCTGTTAACCTTTGAAACTCACGCGATGACTATAGAACAGTAATTGCCTGTATAGATACAATGGAGGTAAAGTGGATTCTAGCGGTAGGCGTATCGTTTCTCGTTCTTTTTGCGGGAGGACTCATTCTATGTCTGGGTTCTACGTTTTTCATGTGTGAAAAGATTGATATCATGGCATCGCTAAAAGAGTCGGCACTCTTTGCAGTGTTTCCTGCATTGGTTCCAATACTGACACACTTTGTACCGACAGTATTGGCTCCGTTTGAGAATGTGCTTCGAGACACCTTCGGCGTGTCTCCGGAGAAGGCTCCGATCCTTGGTCTAGGATACATTATGATGTTGGTTGCTTGGATTACCGGGGCCCGTGCGGTCGGTGAGATTCAGAAGGCAGTCTGTATTCCAACAGTGGATGAAGTTGCAGCATTCAAGGCACACTTTCAATCAAAGGCTGCCAAGAGTGATGCAAAAGAGGAAGCTCGAAAGACTACCTAAACCGAGTCATGTACGTCGTTATCGCGTAAGAGACCACGGCTAGGATAAAGATCCACCACCACAGAGGAAATACCGTTGAGTCGCGATTTGAGGTTCCAAACGGACGTACTCGCCCCTCCATACCAAACGCTACGGAGGGACGGATATGTAGAAATGTTGCCACCAACACCAAATAGATAGTAACCATCCAAATTTTACGGTTCCGGAAGAAAGGCTCCATTATCAAATCGCACCGAAAAACAATGGCATTTGTTCTGCCTAATCGGAAAGCGTTCGCAGACCATGTTGCCAGAATCTTCCTGAAATACCGAAAGATCGACAAAGACCCCCTTGATGAGGCTGATACAGAAGCTGACCTATGTGCGCGTCAAGGTGATATGTCGAAGGGCACTGGAAAGCTATTCCCCTACCAGGAATTAGTTAGGGACTATCTCGCGATCGAGTCGCCCTATCGGGGGCTTTTACTTTACCACGGGCTGGGATCTGGAAAGACGTGTTCTGCTATAGCGGTAGCGGAGGCGCTCCTAAGTCAGAAGAAGGTCATCATCATGTTACCAGCATCCCTCCAAGATAACTTTCGAGGGGAGATTCGCAAGTGCGGGGACCCCATTTTTCGCAGAGAGAACAACTGGCAGGAACGTATTATCCGTAGCGATGCAGATCGGGAGGATGCTCGAGCCCTGGGAATCTCAGATACCTTTCTCGGAAGGACTGCTGGTCGTTTCTTTGTAACACAACCCGGCCAGCCCTCTAACTTTGCCACATTGCCCGTAGACGTCCAGAAACTGATAGACTCTCAAATTGGAGACATAATCGATAAGCGGTTCTCGTTTATCAACTACAACGGTCTCACGCGCGATGCTGTGAATAAGCTTCTTGGAGAAGGAAACCCATTCGAGAACTCGGTTGTCATAATAGACGAG